CGCGCAATAAGGGGTCAGTAGCTGCGCTCGATACATCGAACGCTGCATGGTTGCCCGCGCTTTCGTGGGGATCGGTCAACCTGGTACGCTATAAGATGGCTGTTACAACGCCCACGGCGATCAAGCAGAACTCGCTAGTCACGGTTATACTGCGCACTGACAAAGCATCAGTGACCTCGAACGACATTCTGTTCGTGGACCCTGATCCACAACTGACATGAGCACGGTAGTCCCATCCCCCTACGGCACGATCACGCCAGCCTCATCGGGCCTCACGAGCGCAGTGCTCGGTGTATCAGTCGGCATCTATCGCTTGCCAACCGATCCGTTGTTCTACGCTAGTCTGACACTGCAAAATATCGTAATTGGCTCGCGTTACAGGGTGACTCGTCGAGATAACGGTCAGGAACTTGCGACAGGAGTTGCTGCCACTTCGACGGTAGTTGTTGCCGGGGTTCCATGCTACGCGAACCCTATGCTAGTGAACATCACCGTTCGCAACGCTAGTGGGACGCCGACCTACAAGATTTTCGATACCTCAGCCTATATCAGTAAATCTGGCGGGTCTGCCTACATTCTTCAACAGCTAGACGAGTAAGGGTTCATCATGGCAATTGACGCATCGAAGTTCACCATCGACGCTTCCGGCAATATCCGGCAGGTATCCGCCTTCGTTCCCGGCACTGATACCCGATTCACCACGCTCGAACTGCACGCGTGGCTTCAGGACTTGGCAGACAACCCTGCCCCTAGCGGTGACGATCTGGTCAGCATCCTCGGTAGCAACCCGTCCGAACTTGCAGGTAAGCGTAACGCCTCACGTCCGATGGCACTCACGTTGCTGCCGAACTACAACATTGATGACTCGACTAGCCAGTGGTTCAAGTTCGGCTCCATCGAGCAGAACACCGGCAACGACCTCTATACCGGCCTGAAAGTCATCGGTTCGCTGGTAGCATCCAGCCCGATCTACATCTACCAGAATGGCGCAAAGGTCACGAAGTATTGGGCCGACGCCGACGTTAACACCGGCTTCCAAATTCTCATGAAAGCCAAGGCTGGTGGAACGCTGATCGATAGCGGCAATGTGACTGTGTTCTCGCGGAAGTACGGTCAGACCTACTCGCACTTTGATGCGAACCTTGCTGCCGGTGGCGAACAGGCGGCGGCGCTTGCGACCTCCCTTGACTCGAACATCGCTCTGAGTGCTTCGGCAGCGGCTGCGATCTGGAACACCATCACTGTTACAGTAGGTGACAGCACTTTCGACATGGGTGATGGTAACGGCTCGAAGCTATACAAGGGCACGATTGCACTCAATGGCACGACTACACTTGCTCAAGCCTACCAAGCCTTGATGTGGGCGTGCTCGGAGTCCAGTACTGCAACGATCAACGGTGTCCCAGGCTGGCGGTATCGCAAGTTAAACACGGCATACCCTGAGAACATCTCCGCGCCTTTCGGCACTTTCGCGGGTGGCAAGTTCTTTGTCGCGCAAGGCTGGCGATTGACTGGTGTGATGTCCGCCGATAGCAAGAACTACCAGCTTATCTCGGACGACGGCACCATCGTCATTCCTCCTACTTCCATCATCATCGAAGTCACGAACACTACGAACAGCGATTACGTTTTGGTTGCGCGGGACAACGGTGCTGGCAGTATCAACGACACGGAATACACGGTCTCGGCATCGGCTGGCGCAACTTCCATCAGCGTACCTGGCCTGAAATCAGACACGCCTGCTTCTGGCGTAATCCGCATCGCTGGAGATCGCTACACCTACACTAGTTGGACTGGAAGCACGCTTAACGGGCTGTCTCCGGCGATCAAGTCTGGTGGGTATTCCAGCAAACCGGCATTCATCCCGTTCATCGACGGCACGCCATCTGGCTCGTCGATCCAGTCCGCCGCCATGCAGTTCGGCACCAACTTCACTGCGCGTTTCCGTGTTCGTAACGCAGGTGCCAGTCCGATTGTCCCGTTTGAGTCTACGATGAGTGTGACCAGCAACGGCGGCTCAGGCACGGCAGTGCGGAACCCGGATGCGTAAATCATGGCGATCACAGTCGATTGGGCGAACAAGGTTATCGAGAGCACGGAAAGCATTACCGACTTGCCTGCTTTTCACATTCTGCTGCGCGGCTTGGAAGACGATCCAGAAGGTGCGATCTATCCAGTCACTCACACGTGGAAGGCACTTGACCTTGGTGGCGGAGCGTTATTCGTTCAACTAGACCTCATCAACGGCTACATGCTGAAATTCCCGTCTGCTGGAAACTATGTCATCAACGGTAACCTCAATGGCGACATCGTGCCGGTCGCAGGGGTATACGTTGAACGCAAGACAAGTAGCGCCTACACTACGACTGCCATTGGTGGAAGCGGGCCGAGCGCGGGCGATATTGCCGATTCGGTTTGGTCAAAGGCACTCGAAGGCTTGAGTGCTGAACAGATGATGCGCGTTATGCTCGCCGCACTTGCTGGTAAACGTGAAGGTATTGGCACTGTCACTGAGAAGTATTATGGTCGAGACGGTGTGACGCCGCGTATTACGCTGACTCCAGACAGCAACGGTAACGGTACGCCAGTCGTCAACGGGTCCTGAACATGGCGTTGATGCGCGGCAAACTCTTTGCTGGTGCGCTGCTTGCAGGTGCGCTGTTTGGTACAACCCAAGATGTTGTAGCCCCGGAGCAGCCGATCATCACCGGATACGGTGGATACGTTGCCCACCGTAAGGTGAAGTCTTATGTGTCACAGGTATTGGAGACACATAAACAAGATAGAATAGTTATCAACGACGATGACGAGGTTGCAGAAATCTTTGTCGCCATGCTTGGAGAAGTAATATGAGTCTGATCGGGTGCCTTGCTAAAGCCGCAGATGCCATTCTGCCGAGTGACAAGCTCATACTGCAGAACATGGTTGACAAGTTTGTCAAACAAGGCGAACCGCGTGATCGCGCAGAAGTTCGTGCTGCAGAGGCAATGCTTGCCACATACGAGGCGCAGCGCGCAGACATCGCTCATCAAATCGAAAAGCAGTTGGGTGCCTTCGGATACGCCATCGGCGAGCCTACGCAAAAAGCCGAAGCCAAACCTGCAGTCAAGACAGAACCAGTAGTCAAGACAGAACCCGCATCGAAAGAACAGGAAGCCACGCAAGTCGCGCCAAAACCAGAAGCCCGCATCACCAGGGACGAACCCACTGCATTGGATACCCGTGTGGCTGAACTGCGGCCAAAACTCGGTGAAAAGCAAGCCACTCGCTTGGACAAGCTGCTGGATCGTTATAAGAACGGCGAGATCGACGCGCAGCGTCTTGGTGACGAACTCGAAACGCTTGAGAAGCAGGCGTTCCCGCCTGAGCAGGGCGGGCAGGGGGTGATGTTTTCCAGACTAAACCGCCAAGGTAAAAATGCGAGTTATTTCCACGCCACGCCAGCAGAGATACAGTTCATTAAAAGTGGAACATTTAATGAATACCTCAAGGATTTTATGGTTGATAAGGGGTACAAATGGCATCAACGCCCTGACGTGTCGGTGTTTGAAGGCGAGATTGTTGTTCCCACACATGACATTAAAATTGCCCTTGAGTTCGCAGAATGGTTGGCAGATGCACCCGACCACCGTAGTGAAATCCCCCCGCAAATGCGCGACGGGACGTTCGCGCGCGAACTACGTAAGGCTAGTGATCCCAAAGTTGAAGGTCAGGACGCAAACACCATTCGCTCCCGTATGCGCAAGCTGTTCGTTAACCCTGCCATGTTCGACCGCAGGGTCACAATTGTACAAGACGAATCTGAAATTCCTGCTAGGTTTACTGCGTCCAAGCCTACTGAGGCCGGGTCTAAGCGTCTCGGTTTCTACGACCCGAATACAGGCCATGTGTGGCTGATTGCCAGCTACATCCAGAAAGGTCGCGAGTTAGGTGTGTTCCTGCACGAAGTTGGCGGGCACATGGGGATGATGGACCTGCTTGGTAAAGAAAACTACGATGCACTGGTGAACCAGATTAAGGAGTGGGCTAATGGAGAAGGGTCAATCGAGAACGAGATCGCTGCCGCAGCATGGCTGCGTGTGAGTGATGCCGAAACCGCACTTGGCAAGAAGATGAGCGATGCAGTACGCAATGACGAACTGATCGCATATTTTACCGAGGAGGCTGTCAACCACGGTATCAACCCGACAGCTATCGCAAGTCAGCCGAAGGTCATGCAGCAGTGGTTTATCCGCATGTGGAACGCAGTCAAAGCGGCTGTACAGAAACTTGGCCTTGATCCAAAGTCGCTCACCGCACAAGATGTAGTTGACTTGGCATATGGCGCGGCTCGTCTCCAGTTGAGTGGGTCCCACACCGACATCGAGGCTGCTAACAAAGCCGCTGGCCGCCCGATGACGGAACCTGCGTTTGTTGATAAAGGTTCGCAGCCTTTGCACTCCATCTCGCTCCCCAAAGGCAAGTTCTCCAAAGCTGGCGAGATGGTCAACGATTACCTTCTCGATACGAAGACCACGCTCGATAAAGTAAAGCTCGGCTGGATGACCCTTGAGCACATGGTTGCTCGCATGGGGGACAGGATGCCCGCGCTTGAACAGTACGTCAAGGCCATGCACAAGATGCAAGGGGATGCAAAAGACATCGTGTACAAAGCATCCTTCATCGACATGGAGTGGGGGAAATTCAACGACGAGAACGCCGCGAAACTTGGCGATGTGATGGTACGCTCGACCTTGGCTAACTTCGATCCAACCGTGGATAAGCCTAAGACTGCCGAGGAACAGGCGATTGTCGATGATCTTAACAAGGTTCGCGACGAGCAGGGCAAGGCTGACACGGCTGTCGCACTGTTCAAATCAGTACGGGACTTCTATAAGCAGCTTCACGAACAGAAACTTGACATTCTACGCAAGGCGTCGAAAGACGGAAAACTCGATGCGCGTACTGAGCGAATGTTTGCAGAAGTGAAGGGGCCGTACTTTCCGCTTATGCGCATGGGCAAATGGTACGCCGTTGGTATGTCTGACGAGGTTGCCCGTCTGACCGAGCAACATGAGAACGGTGAGATCAGCCCTGCCAACAAGAAGCGACTCTACGAATTGCGGAAAGACGGTACCCATTATACGACACGATCTTTCGACACGCGTAGTGAAGCTGAGAAATTTGCCCGTGAGTCAGGATACGACAAGACTTATGTCAACACGCAGGAGGAACGCACCAGGCAAGCTATACGGTCACTGCCTGATTTCGAGCAGTTCGAGGCGTATCTTGGTGGGGAGTTCGACTCGGAAACTCGGAGGAAACTGAAAGACATCATGGCCGAGATGTACTTCGACCTATTGCCGCAAAACAGCGGGTTGAAACATGCCATGAAGCGGGAAGGAGTATTCGGTGCTACGTTCGGGCGTAGGGAATTTGCCAAGTCTTCGTACACCTCGGCACACCTCATCAGCCGCTTGAGGAATGCTAACGACCTCAACGCAGCCATGCAGGCCGTTAGAAACGCTGGTGATAAAGGCAATATCGAAGGGCGCACGGTTTACAACGAGTTGCTGAAACGCTCTGACCTTGCGATGGATATTGAAAATCCCCCGCAGTGGGTGAACTTCGCCCTTACTGGCAGCTACTTGGCGCATCTTGGCTTGGCTCCGTCGTACTACTTAAACAACCTGCTGCAGACTCCGATAATTACGACTCCGTGGCTGGCCGCTCGCCACGGGCTTGGAAATACGACGATTGCGCTGACCAAGGCGCTGGCCGATACCAAGGACATTTTGAAGTTCAGCCATGCCAAAGGTACGGGACATTTGAACTGGCGCTTCGAGTTCGACTGGTCTGACAAATTCCCGGATGGTAGCGGGGAACACGAGTTGTTCAAACAGATGTTGGAGCGTAATAAGCTCGATGTGACTATCGAGAACGACTTGGTGGCCGTAGCCGAGGCTCGTAATGGAAAGTTGCGGGACGCCATGAAAGCCTTCAATACTCCGGTGCGCTCGATCGAACTGGTGAACCGTAGTACCACGGCGCTGGCTGCATATCGTCTCGGGTTGAAGAAGTTTCAGGGGGATCAGCAGAAGGCCATCAACCACGCGATTAGGGCAGTTAACGACACTCAGTTCGACTACTCGACCCTTAATGCGTCGCGTTATATGCAGTCGATTCTCGGTAGCAAATCGCTGGCCCGTGTGGTGATGCAGTTCCGCAAGTTTCAGCAAGGGGTGGCCTACCTACTTATCTCCAACGCATACGATGCAGTCAAGGCTGAGGACATTGAGACCAAGCGCGAAGCGCGCAAAACATTGCTCGGGTTGTTCATTACCACCGGGTTACTGTCTGGCTCGCTTGGGTTTCCGGCTGCAGGTACGGCGATGTTCATTGCCAATATGATCGGACAGAGGTTCGACGATGATGACGACCCGTTTGACGCTGAGACTGCATGGAAGAACTTCCTTTCCGACCATGCAGGTACGGAAGTCGGGGCCGTTCTAGCCAAGGGTCTACCGGTCGCATTCGGTGTAGATTTGTCTAAGAATGTTGGACTCGGTGATGTACTGTCGCCTGTACCATTCTACCGCACTGGCTCTACAGGTAAGGAGAGCACTGGAAACATGCTGGTTGCACTTGGCGGTGCTCCTGTAAGTACGGTTTCGGATATTTGGGATGGGATTTACAAGTTGTCTGAGGGGGATTTTGGGAAAGGTGTTGAGCAGATCGTTCCGCTCAAACTTGCAAAGGATGTCCTTCGCAGCATTCGCTACTCGGACGATGGGATGACAGACAGCCGTGGTAATACTGTCTTGACTGCGGACGAGTTTAACCCGTGGGACTTGGCACTGCGGGCGATGGGTTTCAAGAGTACCAAGGAATCCAACTACTACGAAGCCAATCAGGCGGTGAATGACGCATACTATGCTATGATGACTACGCGAAACAGGTTGATCCACGAGGCAACCAAGGATGGTATCCAAGTCACCGACGATATTCGCGATTTCAATGCGCGTCACCCGCAAAACCAGATCACATACGCTACATTGCGCAAGTCGTTGAAGGAGCAACGGAGCATGGCACAGCAGCGCACCAGCTACGGTGTATATGCCAGCAAACAGAAGAAGCCCTTCTTGGAAGAGGCTAGGTTTGCCAAGCCGGAAGACAACGTCGATACTGAAGATAATGTAGCGACAGAGTACCAGTAACCTCCAGGCGTTCCTCCCGACGCCCACTGACCCCGGCTAGGCCGGGGTCTTTTTTCAGCTTCAACCGTGCGACTCGTCGTGTGCCCGGTTATCGCGCACAATTCGCGTCACGTTCCCATCAGTCACGAATGCCGTACCGCCAGTGGCCTTTGCGAAATTGAACTCGTAGACCCTGACTCGACCGGTTGGGATGTTGGTGCCTTTGCCAAGGTACTCGCGATCCTCGCCGATGATGTAACCAGCTTCTTTCAACTGCTGCTTGAACTGAGTTGGGACGATGTTACGGTCTCTGCACCACTCGGTGACTGCCGAGGCTGCGACGTACATCAGACTGTCCTTGATGGCAATGCGGGCACACGGGTTGGCTTTGAGACTCTCGCTAACAGTTTCTACCTCGGCGTCCCTGGGCTTACGTCCTATGGGAAAGCTCCGTGTGATGATTGTATGGTTGTACAACCAACTCAGGAACATGCCGATGTTGTCCTCGATCATCGCGTGGCGCTCGGTGAATGCACGACGTAGAGTCTGCACATGCTGCAACGCCCACTTCGTCATTGCGTTCACGTCCCACTGGATAAGCCCGAGTTTCTTTGCGATGACCGCAGCCACATGGGCAAAGGCGATGGTATCGACGTAGAAGCGTTCGCGAGAATCAGCAGCGATATTACTACCGAGCTTGGCTCGCAGTTCCGCAATTTTGTCCCTGATCGCATCTGCGTTCTGCATGATATACGGAAGATACTTTTTAGCAGCAACACCACGGATGTGGAACAGCTTGTGCTCCAGCAAGTCCTTCATGTTGGTACCACCAAACACTCGCTCGATCTCACGCTTTGTAAGTCCGCCGATCTCGAAGCATCGTGCGCTTGTGGCGTCAGACACATCTTTCTTCGCAGCGTCGTATAGGATGTCAGTAATGTTGATGTTTGACGTGCCGAAATAAATGCCAGCGAACGGCGGTGCGGTTTCACGGAACTTGCCATTCGTCATCAGACCAGACTTGACGATACCGTTGGACAGCGTGTACATGAGTGGCACGAAGTCTTTGCTGTCCCGTTGGGTGATCTCGTCGAACAGAAGCGGTACGCCGTTGTACATGCTCGCCAGTGCGAACAAGGCGTTCAAAGTAGAGCCACCCTCGCTACCTGCGTTGGTCATCAGCATCTTCGGATCACCGTAGATCGTAGCTGCTGCTTCACACACCGAAGACTTACCTACGCCACCTTCGCCGGACAGAACGATCGGGATACCACGGTAGTTGTGGAAGTTGCACAACGGCACAAGCGGCGACGCAAAACCAGCAGCGATAACGAACTGGTACTTCTCTGCATCAGGGCGGTTATAGGCAAGGTCGATCAGCCGCACCCACTCGTCGAGGTCGCCTTTCGGCTCGTTCTCATACGCTTTGCCAGAGTTGCGCACGTTGTCCGTAACAAGGACTTCCTCGGTGTCGCCGTTGGCAAGGAACGCGGTATCTCCGACGATGAACTTATCTCGATCTTGATCCCACCCGTAGCGGTCGTAAGTTACAACCTCGTAGTTTTCGGCGCACAGTTGGTTGACATAGGCTTTCATGAGGTCCATTGCATGTTTCGCTCCGAAGATGATGATTTCATACTGAGCCAGATACTTGCTCAATCCACGAGGATCGGGGATCAGCATTTGCGGTAGGTCAAATTCGCGCCAGTAGTGGTTGGCTACGCTCATGCGAATGCGAAGGTTCCATGTCCCATCTTCTCCTCGCACCCGACTGGTGGCGTAAAAAAGCGTGTCGCTGAACGCCACTTCCTCGTACACTCCATCTTTGTCAGGTACGTTCTGGTGCATTTGCCCATTACGCCAGCTAAACCCTTCGGGCAGAGTGAGGGTCTCAGCCTGCTCCTTCGATTGCGTAACGACTTCTACTACTTGCGGAGGTTCGATCCTATGACCGAGTTGGATTGGCGACGTGATCTTGCCGTTGTGCTTACATGACTCACAAGCCTTACTGTTTGTTGCCGTACTCAGCTTGCTACATGAGGTAGGGCCATAGGCCCACTGCTCCAACTTGCGTTGCGTGTCATCGTGGCTGTACGAAGGGTGCCCTGCGCCCCACTCGTGTGCAAACTTCTCACCGTCTTCGCAGTTTTTCAGAACGCCGAGTACGGCATACCACACCGGCTCAGACACGTTACCTGCGCTGTTTCGAAACGTCTGCACAATCGAGCAATGCTTGACGACTTCTTCTGCGTAGGCTGGCGGGTACTCGACTTCTCCCATGCCCATGAGTGCTGCATTCTTCGATGGGGTCGGGTCGCGGCGAGTGTGCGATACGTGGTTGTCGATGATGTACCGGTTGAGTGCTGCAGCAATATCACCCTCGTGGACAGGATCAGCGTCGCGCAGCAGCCGAACAGGTTTATCGTACTTGTAGTTGGTAGTACCAACCGGGCGCAGCACACGGTTTGCGTCAGATGTGCATACGTGGTCGGCTTTCAGACCGAGATGGATGCAGGCAGATTTAAGCTGTGAAGCTACTGTAAACCACAACTCTGGCGAGATGGCATCCTTGAGAGGCCAGTACGTGTGTAGCCCTCTACCAGAAGACACGAGCATTGGCGCTGGTAGACCGACTGTCGTGCAGAACTTGAGAACTTCGCCTGCGGCTTCACGCTGTGTGGAGTAAGAGCCGTCTTTTGCTACGTCTACATCTAGCCAGAACGACTTGAGCGCCTTGATGTTGTCCGCCTTGCCACGAGACGGCTTTCCAGCATTGGTGTAGTGGACATCTTTCCTGGATGCCAGCACGTGAAAGACGTTTTTGCCTTGTGCGCTGTGTTTGAGCGCAGCTTCCGCAACGTCATCAAATTCTCCGTCACCGAACGCCTCATGTGTTATGACTTTGTCGCCGGTTCTTGTTATTACTTCTACTGCTAAAAACAACTTCCCGACACCGGGAATAATCTTCTTCAAGAATGTTACCGCGTCCATGTAACCCCCGTTCGATGGACCAGTTTACCAGTAAAGAGAAAAAACCGGTTACGGTTCCGGTGCTGCCGTAGCCCCTGAGATTAGCGCCTCAGTTCGCACAGCCGGTTATCGCACGGCGTCCCGTGCTTGGGGTTAGTCGTCGAAGTTGATGTCGCCGAGGATTTCGTTGATGTGGCCTACCAGTGAAGACTCATCCTCAACAACAGCATCGTCGGCAACCTTCGGCTCAGACTTAGCAGCAACCGCTTCATCTGCATTGGCTTTCGCCTTGCTTGCCTTTGCCGGTTTAGCCGCAGGTGCAGCTTCCTTCTTGGGAAGAGCGGCAACCGATTCAGGCTCCACGGTGTCTACAACGAGTTTGGGGATCGCCATAATACCGATGATCTGAGCAACCAGATCGGATTCGGCAACCTCCTGAACCTTTTCAATCGCGTCATCCGGCAAAACTGCGACCGCCTTGAAGGTCAAGGCAGGGTGTGCCACGGTGTAGTCGAACCCGATCTTGGTGACAACCTCGTTGAACATATACCCGTGGGAGTCCAACTCCTTGGCGTACTGCGCCAGAGCCTTCAGCGACGCACCCGGCACACGGAGAAGCATGGGATCATCGAGGTCACGGAGCGCAGCGATAGCCAGTCGGCGCGAGTTGGCGCACGCCCACCCTTTGGTGCCGTTCTCAGAGATGCGCGAACCGTACTTAGAGTGCGGGCAAGTTGCGCACGTCTTGGCCTGCGGATTCTGCGCGTCGGCTTCAGGTGCCGTACCATTGTTGCTATAGCAGTCCGGCTTGGAATCGGAACCTTCCTCGTAGCCTTTGGCGTAGTAAACGCGGGAAGTGTTGGCGTTAGCGTTAATCAACACCGCCTCGATGGAACCAGCGGGGTCTTCTTCGCCATGCTTGGTTACAAGGGTACGCTCGTCTCCACGGACGATGTGGAACACCTTACCCTTAATGGACATGACCGGGAATCCACCCGCGCTTACTCCAGCAACAAGAGCGTTGTTGAAGGCGGAGACGACTTTCTTGCGCTCGGCAAGGGGTTTGGGAGTGAATGGAATCAATTGCATGGTTGTATACCTCCTATATGGTTTTAGGAACGACGGAAACCGAGTGCGACTTCTTCCCGCCAAGACACGCCGGGGGGAAGTTCATCGTTTGCGGTGATGTATTGCTCAACAACAGCTTTGTTAACCGCACGGGTTAGCAACTCCCATGCTTCTTTCTCGCGGATAAAGCCGAGCAGGGCATCCCAATCGGCAACGCTCGCGAACTTCTTGGTAGTACGGTAGGCAGTACCGAACTTGGTACGCACCGACTCGTCGCCAGTCTCGTTGAAACGATGGAGAAGGATGCCTTCGATCTTGTCCATCTTGGCTTTCTTGTCTGCCACGTTGGCTTCGAACTCAGCTTTCTCCTTGGCGACTTGGTCGCGCAACGCGATGTACAACTGAACTAACTCGTCGTTACGCAAGTCAGTAATTGAACGCGACATCTCCATCCTCCACAGGTGTGTTGGTTTGAACTTCCACGGGGGTGCTGGTTTGAACTTCCAACTTGCTACGCATCCACTTCTCCACTTCGTCGTTGTCATACACGACTTTTCTAGGAAACGGGCGAATCTCCTTGGGGAAATCTGCCGTCTTGGACAGCGTACCAACCAGATAGCTCATGCTCACACCGAGTTTTTCGGAAACTTCTTTACGCGTCAACCATTTCATACTCTTTCTCCTTCAAGTTTCACCATTTCAAGCAGTACGTTTTGCACGTTCTGCTTGTCCTTCAGCCGCTGGTACATCTTTAGTTCCAGTGGCGTACCCTCTAACTGCACAATCAACTGTGCATTTTTCTGACCAGGACGGGTAATTCGTCCTTCGGCCTGTACTGCAATATCGTTGCTGGTGATAGGCGCATACCACACGATCGTGTTTGCTGCCGTCAACGTAAGCCCGTGTGACAGACAAGCAGGTTGTGCGACCAGTACCCGTGGTTCCTTCGAGTTTTGGAACGACTTAAAAATCCGGTCACGCTCGTGCTTGCTGATACCACCGTGTACTAATTCTACACTAATATTTTTACTTGTCAAGAACTCTGCGACTTTGTTCACACTAGACACAAACGGCACATAGACCAGCACCTTACTGGACGCTTCTTCTACAACCTCCAGCACGGCTTGTAACCGGCTGTGGGACGGAATCGAAATCTCAGTACCGTCGTTGCTGTACGCCACGCCACAGACGATCTGCAAGAGCTTCGACATCTTCACGGCTTGGTTCACAGCCGTTATCTGCCCTGATTCAAACTCAGCGTGCAGGTTACTCATCATCTGCTTGTATGCCTTGTGCTGCTCTGGTGTAAGCTCGACCTCCCTCGTCTCGCGCAGGCACTCTGGCAGGTCGATACATTCGTCTCGGGTGAACCGGATCGCCGGTTGCAAAGCCGCATGTACGACATCCAGTGCGTTGTCACGTGGCTCCCATTTGTACGGACCAACCTGTCGCATGACAAGGTCGCGAAACCTGGAGAAATACGGCACAGTGTTCTCTGGTACAAGTAGTTTCGCTTGCGCCCATGCGTCGGTCGGAGCGTTCGGAGTAGGAGTTCCGGTTAAACCCCATGCGGATCGACGAACAGGTTTGTTGATAACGTGGTTGAGCGTTTTCCATTGAGCAGTACTGGCGTTGCGTGCGTACTTGGAAATCTCATCGACCACGACTAGATCAATATCCGGGCGTTTATCCAGTGCAGCGGCGATCGTCTCTACTCCGTCGGGGTTGATGATGTACACGTCTGCATCCTGCTCAAGCAAAGCTAGACGCTTCTTGCGAGTACCATGCAATACCGCGTAATTCAGATGCGGGAAGTTATGGAACACTTCGCGCCCCCAGGTTGGCTCCAGCGTGGACAAAGGAGCGATGACAAGCATCTTGTGTATCTTCCCGATCCAACGGAGATAGTCGTATGCCCACAGCACAGATAGTGTCTTTCCCGTGCCGATCTCGTTGTGAACAAATGCCCGCGAGTACAAGGTGAGGAATGCTGCCGTAGATTCCTGTGCTGCAAACGGAGTCTTGGAGCCTTTCCACTTGTAGTAATACTTGATCGGCGGAGGAGCTTGGATGCCGATATTACGTAACAGCTTAACTGCGTCCTGATTGTGTGGAACTGCCACTAGTGTTTGCCCTTTGTGTATGATCTTTTTCGCAGCCGGGATCAACGTAGTGACCTTGTCGGGGTTGCGAAGGCGTAGGACCAGCGCCTTCTTTTCTTTAGCTACGATCATTTTCCAGAACCTCGATGAGCTTCTGGAGGTAGTGAGCGGCTTTCTTGATCTCCTGCAACTGCTCGTCCTTGGTTCCCATGCGCATCAAGTACTTGAGTGCACCGTGCCGGTATGCTCCGATACGTTGCTCAAGCGGCCACGTATCCACAACATCCCAAGGTTCAACCCCCATGTTTTTGTAATGTGTGCCACCTACTTGATGATCTTTTGCACGTTTGCCGGTTCCTCCGCCTCCACCTACACCCCTGAGTACGACGCCGACGTAATCAATTTTCGATTTACTCATGACGTTTCCTCTCCCATCACAGTACATACGATCTTACCGAGATCAGGTTTGCGGTATGCTGGCCCTTTCATCACCTTACCGTCTTCGCGTTTGATGGCTTTTCCAGTCTCAGGGTCGAGCTTGCTCATGTTACTGGCGAACACTTCGTTCCACGCTGCGGTAAGTTGCTCAGGAGTGAAACGGCTCAACCCTGCGCCAACAGTCACGACGAGGATGTCCGTGATGGCGTCGAGAATCTCAACGTCGTCACAGATTCGTACAGCGTTGTACAACTCAGCCAATTCCTCGTTGATGAGGTCTAGGTATAGAGAAAACTGATTGTCGTTTGGTTCGCCGACAGTCTGGCCGCACGCCAACATGAACTTGCTTTGGTCGTTAAACGGGTTCATTTTTCCTTCTTCCCTTTGTTCCAGGCTGAGTTCTTCGACTCATGGCGAGCACGCAGATTGCTGCTGGCGTTGGTACCGCCGTTCTGAATGCGTTGCTTGTGGTCAACATCGACGTTTGACGGAAGGTCTACTCCGTGCTCCTTTTCGTACTTGGCGCGAGCGGCGTTACGTTGTGCGCGAGCTTTCTTCTGCTCTGGCTTGGCGTGGTAATTCTCGTACTCGGCCTTGTAATCTCGATTTCCGTTCTTTCCCTTTTCAGGCACGATCTTCTCCTTTCAGGTATGTGTCTAAATAACTGTGGCAGAGACCTTCTCTGCCACAATGCCGTCCTTAAGGGCGGTGAACAGTTACTTTTTCTTCCGCATATTCCTGTTTCCGCCGTTCAGAATGCGCGACATATCATCACCGTCTCCGTCCAAGCTAGAGGCGCGGTTCTTAGTACCCCGCTTATCATCAGCATCAGGCTCGATACTACTCGATGCGCGAGCTTTCTTCTGAACGGGCATTGCCTTTCCTTTTTTAAGCACGGTTTTCTCCTTTCAAGGGTGGGACATAATATGCGCCAAAATCTTCGACGCGTGAGCAGCTTGGTATAGCGCATCGTCAAGTGCATTGTGTGCTACACCTAGCTTATCTTGGGTAATCTGCGGGTAAAGGTTCTTCAACGTGCGGTAACAACGGTCCGCCCAATATGCCCACGGCTTTGACATGCCCACTGCCGCATACGCGTTGGCAAGAATCACGTTGTCGAAGGTGGCACCATTGCCCCACACCTCAGCCCTATTACCAGCAACCATCTTTACCCAATCGCTGAAATCTTGCAAGGCTTTATCCAGTGTTTGAGCCGGTCGATTGAACGCGTCTCGTGCAGCGTCGGACTGCTTCATCCACCAGAGAACAGTGTCAACGTCCATTTTCAACCCGAAGTCTACGCACGACTGAGGATCGACAAGCGTGTAGAACGTGTTTCCAAGGCCGGTATCGTCGAACTCCACGGCACCGATGGAAATGATAACCGAGTGGCTATTGCTGCCAAATGTTTCCAAATCTACCATGATGTTTTTCATTGCAACATCTCCTTAAACACCTCCGTTAGTTGTGATACATCGTCAATAACTATAGCTACCCCACCTGCTGCGCGGATTGCAGCAAGTTCCCGGTCTTGGTTTGGTGTGGTGTTGTTTCGTTTGCCGGGTGCCTTGGTCTCGATGCCGATGTATTTGCCCTTCCAGCACACCAGAAAGTCAGGCGCTCCTACGCGCCCCATCCCATTGGACATTGGCATGTAGTAGTACGCCCCGATAACTGTCAAGTATTTCTTGACAGCTTGTTTTACCTTGCCTTCAGGAGTAACTGGCATTACGGTGCCACCGCGTCCTGCTGCTTGGTAGAGCAATACGCCTGCCACGCCTTCATGCCTTCCTGGTCGTTCGCATAGCGTCTGCGGATCGCCCCAACAGTAGCCGCATCACAGATGGCCCATCGCGCTGTGACGAGTTCCTGATCCGCGACTGCCGCGCCATGTTCGGCCACAGAAGTTTTGACCACCGTCCACTCAGCGCAACCAGTGAGCGCCGCACATGCTACTACCAGATATAGTTGTTTAATCATCATTTTCTCCAAGTACCGCCGATAGACACATTCCGATCAGTACGCCAACTGCCGAACCGATCCAGAATGCAAACCAGCACATTTTGCTTGACCTTACCTTCAGGAGTACGTGGAAACGCGCTGTTCCAAGGAAAGCACAATTGATTCAATGTCGGATATATCGTCCCCGATCCGCCGGATTTCCGCATTACTCTCTGCAAGTTGCTCTTCAATTGATTCAAGTCGAAGCGCCAGTTCAAGCGCCAAGTCATCAACCTTCGTGTTGTTGAAGACAAGTCTCAGAAGTTCGTCTGTACTCAGCGTGTTGTATTCGGTGTAGAGCATCTCAACTCCCACAAAACTCACAGTTGGATTTACCGACAGGGCACCACTTCGCACAAAGTCCAGAAGGTTTTGCTTGCCACTTGCCGGTTTCAAATGCGTTTTTCAGGCGTTCGACCCTTGGTAGAAACGCAGCCCAAATTTCACCTACTTGGTCACGTGTAAACTCCTCCTTGTCAATGCTTGAGTCTTTGGTCCAGATGAACCCGGTCTTCACTTTTTCGAGGTGCGGGTACATTGTGAAAGCGATTCCTGCGAACAGCTTGAGTTGGTCCAGGTCGTCCTTACGCTTGCCGGTTTTCCAGTCGAAGATGGCAGCAGATTTCGAGCCGATCACGCCAACGTCGATCACTGCGCGACACCACGCGTCCTTGCCAAACCACGTAGTCGGTTGGAGATTCTCGTTCAGACACCACTGTTGCTCGACCAGTACTTCGCCGCTGGCATTGGCGATGCTGGCCGCTACCGGTTCGAGATTACGCAGGATGTCTGGCAACTTCTTACCGTCACGGATGCGTTCTTCGAGGTGCTTGTGTACGCGCTTTCCCCACACGATCGCATCCGACTCAGGTCCAGACACAACCTTGTCAACGCGGGTCAACTTATATTGCAGAGGACACTGCTCGAACGAAGTGATTGCGCTGTAACTCCATGCTGGTGACGGCATAATTGGCCTTTATGTGTTGAGAATACGAAGGTTGATGTTACTTCCCGCCACGCACAAGAACCAGAAAATAGCTGTGGAAAATCCTCGCATGTTTCTGTGTGCCTGCCCTATTCGGGGAAGGTAGCCTATGTTTTGCTGGTAGCACAAACAAGTCTTCCAGCCGGAAACCTTCTGTCTCAGCCCAAGAAATCACCTTGGCATGGGTGCAGTGCATCTTGTGGTTGTGAATAATGTCTTGGCACTTGAACACCATGACGCCTCCGGGTTTCAGTACCCTGTACGCTTCACGTAGCGTGTAGCGGTAGTGTTCTTCCAGTTCATCATACCGCCAATATCCAGCAAAACGGTTTGCCATAATCATCGAACCGTTGCCTTCACGCTTGGCTCTAACGTAGGTCAAAAACGGCGGGTCAAAAACCACACTTCCCAAGGTTTCCGAAGTAAGAGGCAGCTTGGTACTGCAAGCCTGTTCAACGCCCTCCACCTGCGGGTCAATATCGAACTTGTATTTGGGCGGCGGCAGGTTCTTCCAGAATTGACCGTTGCCGTAAGTCATATCGCAATCGAATCCGTCAGGGCAGTGTAGCTTCATAATCCCGCGCAAAATTTCGTCCTGATCGAAATACACGGATCGCACTACTTCAACTTTACCTTCCAAGTTGATGTCCTTTAGTAGTAATCAGCAAGCACCTAGATTTGCCAGTGTGCTACGAACTTCACTCACGTACCGATCGTAGTCGATGTCCAACGGAAACTCACCAAGTTGCATGAGCGCCTTGGACCCGTCAGACGAAGCTACCTTGTTGCCGTTCTTCTTGTAAACGATCGGGCCGGGTGACTGCGTACTATAGTACCACCTAACAACCTTGCCTAGATAGTTGTTGTCCTGCATACCGCCACCGGACACGGTGCGAACGACCAGGAACATAGTTACGTCGTCACAATCTCGCACGAACGCCTCTACGTCTGCGCCTGATGTCAAGTAAGCTACTGCCGCTTCGGAGACTATAGTCGCAGTGGGGTTCTTCATCAACCCTGGTTCGGCGAATGCACCCTTGCGCTTGACTGACCCATCAGTCTTGATAGCGACATAGTTGTTCACATCCCGCGAATGTAGCGCCCGGTACTCGGTGTCCTCAAGGTTGAACCCGGTCAAGTTCTGCCACCATTGGGTGACGATCTCCATGTCCTGCACACGTTCGACCGGGCACTTGATGACGATACCGTCAGTGTTCGCAGATACCACCGGGATGCTGTTCGACTCCAGCTTCTCTATGAGCATGAGCAGAGCGAGTTGTCCGGTGATGGTTGTCTGGATCAGCAGGTGAGGTGAGTACAGTACGCTGTATGGGCTGCCGAACTTGCCATACGAGCCGTTCAGGTTGAGCTTCTTACTATCGACGCTGAGTTTCTCTTTAGCGTACTCGGCCCTGAGTTCTTCGAGTTCTGCGCTGTCCCCGGTAGAAGTCTTTTCCAACTGTGCGATCTTGGCAGCGAGCTTGGCGCAATTCGCCTTTGACGCCACCCTACCGTGGTAAATCTCCGAGTACACGTCAAGAAACTCTTCCCCGATGTGCAGCGGGTACAACCGCTGACCAATGATGATACTCGGGTAGTAAGACGTTACGTCGTAATCACGAAGGACGAACGTCCCATCAACCACGTGCGATACCTTGTTCTCGCTCGAATGAAGCCCACCGATGCCCATGCGGTACTCACTTCTGCCGATGGTGACTTTCCTGCCATCCAGTGTTGCTGGCAGCTTCACCACACCCTTTTCGTCTACGGAAAACTCAGTGTCAAGAACATCCGTGAAGATTTCCTGCAATGGCGCAGTTCTGAACTTCATCCACTCTGGAGCGCGGTACTTGAACGGCGTCGTGTTGATAGCGGGCTTACTGAGTCGTGAACCGCGTATCTTCTCGATCTCGCTGCGTATGACTGCTTCGGCGATCTGAGCATCTGACTTCGACCGCAGGTCTTGCCCGTACTGTTCGCTCATCTGTTCACGCAGCTTGATCTGTCCTACGAGCTTGTTGTGCAAGTCGATCGTAGTATCAAGGTCGTTGATGCAGTACTCACGCAAGGTCGCTCGATCAGCTTCAGAAATACTGGCGTCAGGTTCGATCGGCAAGTCTTGCAGCTTGGGACTGTGCATCCGTCCGCCATACAGTTTCAAACTAACTTGCACCCCAGGTGCCACGTCATACAGGTCGATATGGTTGAGTTGCGGGATACGAACGGTGTACCGCTTCTCGAAATTCCACGGGGTTGCCTGCTCGTTCAGGATCAAGTAATCCGAAGCCTGCTTTAGTTCTACGTTGTCGGCCCCTGCAAGCGCCAGCGTTATGATAGGCACGTCGTAGTTACGGCTGTTGAAACCCACCAACTCGAAGTTCTGCATCACGTAGGCGAGCCGCCTACGGTCAAGATCGTGGCCCGGATACATCTCGAAGTAGTGGGTCTTCTTGTTGTCGATGGCGCGGAACATCACGAGGAAATAGTCGCGGTAACATTCCACGTCGAAAGCTATACGCTTCATGATGGCATCCCATGTTCTGTGTCATTGGCTTTACGCCTTACGGCGGTGATCCTCAACAGATGGTCAATGGACTGCCGCGCCTTTTGGCGCTGCTGGTACTTGTCTTCATAGTACCCAACGCTCTCCTTCCATCGCTTGCATACTTCTGCGTTGGAGTACGGCTTTGGCTTGCGCTTGTTCGGACCAGGTGTGAACGAATAGATTGGCGTAGGCGATCCTGGGAAATTGCGTTGCCAGTCGGAAACGCGGATCAGTCCGGCTTCGCGCAATGCGGTTAGAACGCCGCTTGAGACCAGAGTGCGTTCAGAAATGTGTGCCACTTCTGCAATTTCCTTAGCCGACATATCACCGTGCTCGTCGAGCGCGAACATTACGCGGCGCATTGAGGGTGTGATTTTCATGTTCAGGTATCCAGAAATGTCAGCAAGTGAAGCTCGCACCCAGGATATAGCTTCTCAATCTTCCGATAGAGCACCTTCCCACTATACGATAAATCGTCGAACCCACACTGCCAGTACCGGCCCTCTGATTCATTCCAACCAGACCAGCCGGTCGTGCCAATCACAATGGCAGCCAAATAGCCCCGTGACAGGTAACGGCCGATGTCCCGTCCATCGGCATCGTGCATACGCGGAAAATGGTACTCATTCCAGGCTTCGATGGCTTCAGCAGAATCGTAGTTTCCTGCATATACCGGCTGAGGGCGGCGATCATCGCCAACGAGCGATTCATTCAGCAGATCAGTGATTTCACCACCGCAACAAACGCTGAACCGGTCATCAAATTCACGATTGTCACAAACTACCAGCTTCACCACCATACCGCCCTCGTTTGTGTTTTTCCACGATGGATTGTCAACAGGGAAATTGACCCATCCTGAAACGCGCGTACTACGACGTTTCATTGTTCACTCCTTCTATAGAAGTTTCGACAGCGCAGATTGCACCGCAGCTTTAGTGCTGCGCACACCATCCTCATATCCTTCAGCATACACATCACGCAGCGCCATGTGTACCAGGTTAGCAGATCGTAAGTTTGGTAACCGTAGTGTATAAGTTGATGTGCTGGTTTCGTAAACGGCAACCCCGGCTTCATCCTCGACAGGCCCTTCCCAACTAAATTTAACTTGGTCTTTCATTTCAACTCCTTCTTCACTGCTGCTTGTTTTGCTACGGCCTCGACTTCTGCCGCTTCGGTAGAAGATAGACGCCTGAACTGATTACCGTCGCATCCCCACAAGTCACCAGTCTCCAAGTCAACAAACGCCCACTTGGCGGGGCAATGCGTGTTCAGCTTGATCTCTGCCGCACCATACAGGCTCGGCACATCTCGACCAGACACTAGACGGATAGTAGTCCCCGCTGTTGCAGGGTCAGGGATTTCCGCAATGGCCTTGGCCCTGAAATAGTGAACCCACATAGACCCGGTGAGCCGACCGCCTCGCTTCCTTCCGTCGGCGTATTCCCACTTCACATTGAATCCCGTTCCCATCTGCTTACCAAAGCCGGTGACACGGCGCGGTGCTGTCTTGAACCGGAAAACCGCACCCGGTTTGATCTGCTCGATTGCTACAGCCATTTCAAACTCCTTTTGGTGTTAATTGGATCGCGTCCAGATCACAACGTCCGATGATTGGTCGCTCTCGTAGTGCGCTCTTGAGGTAGCTTGCAGTAGAACAAGGGTAGCCGCGCTCGTCGAATCCGATACAATGCGCTCCTGTCGTCGCAACATCTCGGCTTCCATCTTTCTCTCTTTTCTGTCTTGACTCACGCGGCCACCACTGTGTATGTGGGGCAACAACTCTCATCATTTCTGATCCAGCACGGCTCATCCTCCACGCAATCAATCCACGCGCGCGCTTCCTCTATGGATGCGAACTTCATTGGCTCGCGGCCCATATCATCCATGACTAGGCTGCTTGCCTCTGACCCGCCGTAGAAGTAGCTTGTTTCCAGGATGAAGAACGGCCCATCGTCGCCCTCTTCTGCTTCTTGAACAAAGGTTACCCCGCGGACGTTGGCGGTATGCACGACGGCATCCAAGCCGCTTACGCCATCGAACTTAAGCCACTCCGCCAAATCGTCAATGTCATTGGCAAACTCGGCGTAAGTGTTGTCGCCATCGCCATGCTGTATGACGTAGCAGCCATCAAGTTGCCACGCCTTGACCCATCCGTAATCGCTTCCAGCCGCCGCCACATATTCGGCAACCGGCTCAATGCCATCCTTGATAAGATCGTCAACTGCTTGATATGCTTCCATCTTTCTCTCCTAGTCCCTTACCCAAAGGCGCGGGCGACGGCACAGCGCCGTCCAGCTTCATTTGTTCGATTGATACAGCCATTTCAAGCTCCTTTCTATTGTCAAATCTTGCTAGTCAAAACCCTGTCGTATACACCGCGCCAAGTCGCGCATTGTTTGCCCCATAGGGCTAGATTCATGCCAAGTCCCTATACCGCAAGGACCTCTACGCGCGGCATTGTCACCATCTTTGAACGGCTTGCCTTCGATCATTGATGCGATTCGCTCACGGGTATCCGACTCTACCGCAGCAACCAAGGCGTCCAGATCGTCGAGTGATACAACACGCAGCGTTTCTCCGTGTTGGAACTGGATTTCTTTACAGTTGGCCCATTTCTTTATTAGGCACGCTAACCTATATGATGTTTCAGACATAGTTTTATCCTCAGAGAAAATCCGCCACAAAGGGCGGAAACAGTTATTGCTTACTCCTAAGCTCAAACATAACCCCCGCCTCCGCGAACATCGCGGACGCACTGCGCATATCCGCTTCCCACCGGCCACTGAACTGTTCATCGGGGATTTGCGCAACCACACGGGCAATGCCAGCCTGTACGATCTTGGCCGCGCAACGCGCACACGGAGGGTGTGTCACGTAGATGGTGCATCCTTCCACCGGGCGGCTGGCAAACAGCAATGCGTTTTCCTCGGCGTGGATGGTGCGTCGCAATTTCTCATCGCGGTCGAACAGTGTTTCGTCCGAATCGACCACGCATCTCGGAAACCCGTTATATCCAAGCGAAACAACCCGGTGCTTGTCATCAACAATCACTGCGCCAACGCCAGTGCTAGGGTCTTTGCTCCATGCAGCGACCAGTGCCGCCAAATTCGACATACGTTGATCCCATTTATTCACGTGACCCCCTTCTACATCATGTAGACAACGACGCGCTTTGCTTTTTCAATGCGCTGTCTTATTGCATTGATGTGGTCATTAACTATCTGCCTTCTTGCTCCAGCAGCTTCGGCGCTCTCAAAAACCCCGTCCTTGTGACTTTCAACCCATGCGATGTAGCGGGCGATGGCAGCTTTTGCATTTGCGCCGTGCAGCCGATCATTGACAACGCCATCATCGGTGGTCATGCACATATAGGTGATATGTGTTGGCGTTTGCCACAGATCAAACGGTTTATCATCAATCGTCAAATGAAGGTTGTCACTCATTCTCCACTCCTATGTGATGTTGCATTTTCGTCTTAATCCCATAGTCTCGCGGTTCAGTTACACCGGTTACGGTTCCACATATATCGCACTTCCCAACATGCCAGCACGATTCCCGATGGTAGTGGCGACCATACTTCTCACCGCATGAAGCGCAGACCCATTCGATGTTGCGTTGATCCTGTTTACGCATATTGCTACTCCTTGCAATTTGAAGGCGCTACTATCGGTGTCAACAGGATCGCGTCCAGATCACAACGTCCGACGACTGGTCGCTCTCGTAGCGCACCCTTGAGGTAGCTGGCAGTAGAACAAGGGTAGCCGTGCTTATCGAATCCGATACAATGCGCTCCTGTCTTCGAAACGGCGACCACCAGCCAGCTTTCAGTACCGGGGCTTTTCCTACCACCCTTAGCCGGGTAAATGTTTCCAGGTACAACATCGCTATTCTCCTCTACTGTTGCCAATAAATTGCTGTCAAATCGCATTATTAGGTCCCCTTCGATCGCCCCATTTACTTATAATTTCCTCTTTCTAGTAAACGACAAAATAATGCCCAATCCTCCGCAGCAATATCAGGTTCGCACGCGATGAACACCAGCGGAGTAGTGTTCTTCTTGTCATTCTGAAACGCGCCATGCTGCTTTTTATTCAGCAGTGCGAACATGGTGCCAGGAACAAGGTCTCCGACTTTGCGTCCGTTTCCGGTAAACAAGTAATGATCGCCTACGATTACTATCCCGAGCGTAATGTCGCCGGTTACACCGTCGTCAGTGTGTGGACCCATCCATTCGGTAGCATAAAGCCCGAAGTCATAAGCGTTCGGGTAAAGTGATTCGAGCGGGCGCCTGGTTTCTTCGCTCATGTCAAAGTATTTGACGCAGTTGTGCAGGTTTCCCACTTCGTAAATGACCTTCTCCAGATAATCCTGGTCAACCACTGGCACACCGACGCGCCCGAAAATTTTTGCGTTTCTGACTCTCATGTCAAAGTCCTTAGTTCAACAGATCAACACTCTTACCGTCCAGAGTGAACAGGAAGAGGTGCAGGCCACACACCTTCCCACGGGTAGTTTTCAGGTCTGTGTAGCCGAATGCCAGCAACCTACCATTCAAGTCGAAATCCTTGCCCATAGTCATCATGTGCTTCTCGGCTTTCCAGCGATTCCGCAGTATCCCTTGCGCCGCAATTCGGCATCACAGAGTGGTTCCAGCCATCCTGCTGGATCGCCATCGCACGGTATGAATTGCCAATGTTCGCGTCCTTCCGGCCTTTTCCCGGCGTCGCGCTCATGTTCTGCAGACGCATTGTCAGCGACATAGAACCTCTGCACACCGTTTGACGGATTAGTGGCTGGCGACCACCTCCAGAATGCGCAGTCGCTGGCGAGGCATAGGTGTTCCATGTTCATGAGTGGGCACAATTTGTCTTTAGCTTCGGATTCTGTAAGCATTTCACTATTCCCCTATGTGGCAGAGATTGCAAATTAACTGCGACGCTAGGTCTGCATACTCCTCATCGCTACAGAACAGCGATACATCGTGTACAAACTCCTGCAACCTTGACAATGTTGCCGCCATCCGTTCAACTTCGCGGCAATCCTCCTCCGTCGTTGTACCCGTGGCAATGCGGTTGAGCAGGTCTGTTCGCTCAAGCATTTGAGTCTCTACTATGGTATTCGCGAAGCGTTTGTACCGCTTCGTATGCGCTTGTAGGAAGGACAGCGGTGCGCTTTTTCAAGTGCAAGGTGAGCGCACTAATCACTGTCTCTGCGGCGTCTTTGATACGCTGGTCGGTCGAACTGAGACCAAGTTGTGCCAGGTTCAGCATCGGTGCTACTGATACATACGGTCTTTTCGCCAAAAACTGTCTCCTTCATTTCGTCAAAAAATCCACCTTCCGTATTGGGCCTGGAAGGGTCTGCGCCAAGCCACAACATAAGTTGGACAAGGCGAGTTTCGATACGCTCGATGCGCTTTATCAGTTGATTGTCCATTACGTCTGTTCCACATAGAGTTTGGTAAGCATGTCCTTGAGCATGGTCAGTCCGCCTGAGCAACGATGGATCGGCTTACCTGACGCCTTCATGATCTCCTCGACAGCGTGAGGTATCTTGGACGTGAAGGTGAACAAGTAGTCGGCATGATCGACCATGTTGCGAAGTTTGTGCAGGTTCTCACTGCTCTCAAAGAACTTGAAGTCGAACGCGTCTCCGAGTTCCTGCTCGATTATTCCCGCTTGCATCGGCAACAGACCAGCGATCAATACCACTTGCTTGCGTTTGACAGCAGGTGCAGCAGGTATTAGGCGAGACTTCAATTCATCCAAGCTCGGCATGATAGGCGCAGCGTCAGGCACAAGGTCAGCCAGTGCCACGCTCAGATGGTTCTTGACACGTATCGCCACCTGCTGTGCGAATGCCCGCGCAAGTTGTTCCGCCAGATGGTCGAGTCCAAGGTTGTCGCTTTTAGCTCTGCGCTTGGGTTTATCAGGGACCACGTGTTCTTTGTTTTCAAGAACCTGTGGAGCTTTGAAGTACGCATAGACAGGTGTGCCCGTGGGCAAATGTCGCGCCACTTTGCGAATGACAAGCGGGTGTGTCTTGTGCATAACCTCGAACGACAGGATGGATGATGCCCGCTCAACCGTCAGCCCCGTTGCCTTGGCGATCTCAGGTGTCGTTGCACCTGGGTGAGCATAGACATAGTTACGGATTTGTTCGGCCTTGCTCATTTCTGTGTACCTTTCTGCTGGTAAATAATATCAGTACCCTGCGGCGGTGTCGGGTTGACGGGTGTCCATCCATGCTTGCGCCACGTCTCGCGCACATCAGTATGAGCCGCAGGAGTATAGGGTCTGCCGTTAAGCAGGTGCTCTTTCGGTACAAGAATTTTCATGTGAGTCTCCTTAAGTAAGTTACTTCATGCCAACGTCGAGGTTGTCTAAATCTTCTGGTTCATCATCGACGTAATTCCCTACCGGGTCTACTTCAAAACCATACATAAAGTCTTGCAACAACTGCGCGGCCTTTTCGGGAAACTCGTAGCAGAAATCCTCCAACTCATCGAAGCTCATTTCGTATAGGTCATGAATGGTGATGACTTTCTTCTTCAGACCGTAGTCGAACTCGTAGCTGTACGACCTGCCGAACCTGGCTGAAGCCGGGTGGAAATCAACTTCGCCAGGTGCTCGCACTATTGGTAGATTCTCCCAATCAAGCGCGATACACTTGTTGCGCAGTGATAACAAATAACCAAGGTCAAGTCGCTCCTTAGCTGTGTGCTCATCGTAGTACCCGATCGACACGTTAGTGCATTCACCGATCAGATCGGTGTAGTTCGCAGTGTCAGTGAACACGCCAGTGTCATCGCAATTGTAGAAGTACGTGTCGCAGGTCAACTCGAAGCCAAGAGCTTCTGCGAATTTGTCTGAGCAGCATCGCTCATAGAATCGCTGGTGGGTGATGATGCTGTGCGTCCCCTTGCGGTCGAACGCGATTGCCCTGTCGAACGACGATATAAACGTGGCGTAGTGCTCGACCATGCCACTGCTACCGATGCCCCCGCACTCCTCGCCACGGTGGAACAGGTAATCGCCAGGTACACCAGCTTCGTACATTTCGAGTAGCAGCCACAGCCCTGCGCCATCGTCTGCGCCCAACACGTCACCGTCGGCGTGGATAAAGTTCGTCCCCGTGTCATATGTCCACCTATTGGCGTAGCTACCTTTCGCATTGCCATGCACCGTATCAGTGTGGGCACAGAACAACGTCGTAGGGTGGGACATACCTTCTGGTGACGGGTTGCTCAGGTGATAAGCCAGCACTTCTCCGTTCGGTTTGGTGAAGACGTGAGGGTTATGCGGCATGATAACCTCGTCGATCATGCGCTTCTCACCTACTGAGCCGTGGCCGCGCTTCAAGCTCAGGATGTCGTACAGTCGTTGGATGTTCATGTGATTCTCCTTTAGTAAGTCAGTTTGGTTTCCCCGGCCCGTAGCCGGGGGAGCTTTGGTTAGATGCGCGTCAGCACACCCGTCTCGTCCCGGTCGAACGTAATCTTCACAACGCTACCAGTGTCGTGCCTACGAATGCGCACCACAGCATCGTTATCGTCGTTGCGGTACATCTCGATAATTTCCCCGTCGAACTGGAGCTTTCGCCCGTCCCAATGCACCATGTCGCCAACAGCAAAGTCATCATGGTCTTCACAGACCGACTTGGTGGAGTTGTCTGCCGCATTGTAGGCGACGAATGTATCTGCCGGGTCTTCGACGTAGCTTCCGACCTTGGTCGTAGCCGCAGGGCTGTCGGCAATCACGAACTGAATGAACTCAGCGTAGGTGTCGAAGGTGATGGTAATAGCCATGTGAACTCTCCTAATGTAGTTAAATGTAAGTCAGTTGTCAAGCAGCCAGTTTCTCGATAGAGCCTCCTTCGTCAGTAGTTTGTTCAGCTTTGATACGCGCGGCTTGCTCCCGCAGCACATCTTCCCATTTGGTCGGGTCGCCCCAATTGTTACCTTGCGGCATAGGCTCGGTGCCGCTCATTGCCAGCAGGTACTCGACCAGCGGCACAGCCCCACGCTCTACACATCTTGCGCTAGGGAACAGGAACAACTCGTTGCCCAACACTGCGAACTCGTCGATATTCTCAACGAAGTCTTCCTCAGTGAAGAAGCACTCAACCCCATACGACTGCGTCCTAGCCACCAATGCTTGCGTCATCACCACCTGCTCGCCAGTGAACCAGTTGTCCGTAACCGAGTCCTTGTGGTAGACCTTCCCGTCGATCCCCACAGTGTCGTCTTCGTATGCCCAATTGTTCCCTTCGTCGTCACACTCGTCGAGTTCAACGCACAAGTTTGCATTCACGTAGCCACGTGAAGTTGCCGCCAGGTCGTCCTCGTGCATAAGCTCTCCACTTACAGCGCATTCGTAAATGTCGAACCTATACAGGTCATCCGTTCGATACGGGGTATCGCCAACCATAGTCGCGTCTTCGGTTTCAATGTAATCCCACTCACCTCTACCACGACGCCACACTCGCGCCTCTATGAAGTCGTGGTCAAGGCAATGCGAACAGACATACCTGTCCCCGTTCTCAACGCCAATCAAGTCCTCGTAGACAACTTCTCCGCAGTGGTCGCACATATTTCCGCCACTATTTTCGTCATCGTCGTCATTCTGATACACCTTACCGCCAGAGGGTGTCATCACTCCGTTGCAATCGTACCCAAGGTAGGTGCTATACCCACCCTCACCGATGACGTAGTGTCGATCGCCGTGCTCGGTAACGTACAGGTTGCCACCGCCTGACGCACAGCCCGCGTCGATGTACGGGATCAACACCGCGTCATAGTGGTTCTTCGACTTCACTTTCCTGATACGCGCACCGATCAACGCGCCTTTCTCCTGAGTATAACCAGCGGCGGTCATGGCTCGGCGCAACTTCTCCTCGTCTCCGTAGATGCGAGCGCACTGCTTGGTCTTGGCGTTACAGACAACCCGCGCCTTGATCTCCTCGTCTTTCTCGAAGTACAACACCTCAATGTCGGTGTCCCAAGTCGGGTCGTCGTCTGCATACCCGTAGACAACTGCGGGATGTTCGTGCCCCACGTACCACGTTTCATCCTCGGCGTACTCGTTCCAAGACTTGTAGTCGTGGTACTCGTTGCTCATACATGAGCTTGACGGTCCATCCCCGATAACGCGAGCGATCTCACTGGCAGACCGCGCGATCTTCAACTCAATCGGGGTGTGGTTGGCTGCATATCTCTCGGCGATCTGTTTCCGATACTGCTCCTGCACATGAGGGAAATACTTAGCCAGCCACCGGCCAAGTGTCGTGCGCACCGGCATACGATCAAGCTGCTTGACGTTCGGATAGTACGCGATCTTCGTCTCATCCTCGGTGCTCACATGCAGACCGTGAGCATTACCGATCCACCTGGCATTGGCCCCAAGGTCATCCACCTCAACGACAAATTCCCAATCGTCACGCAAAGCAACTTTGTCACGGTACAACTGCACCGCCTTGAACCTATTGCAAATCTTCTCGAACGTCCACGCGTTGATGGACAGCGCCTCGTTGTACAACTCAGCCAGCACGTCGATACGGTCAGGGTACTTGATATGTGCATGGACGCACTCGGTCAGGTATGCGTAGTTGTCGCTGTTGTCTTTGATGTCAGTGAACCTGCGCCAGTACTTGCGAGTATCCATCGCAGCCAGCTTGTTCAACACCTTGCTCTTTGGCGCGACGCTGGTATTAGGAATACGATAGACCAGATTGCCTGCGAACAGCGGGCTGGCGATAACCGAAGGTGTACCTGATGTGGTTATATACTCGATCTCGCCGGTTTCGATGTAGTGCATCATCTCCCGCCACGACCAGTGCTCAGGCAGAGGGAGTGTCCGTTCTCCGATCTCGATGACAGCATCGTCATCTGCGTTAACGATGGCTTGTGCTCTCGTGAAATCCTCACCTGACACCCCGCAAACAATCTTATCGTCGTTACCATAGTGAATGGTTACAACGTGCCCACCCGCATACGCCACAAGGGCGAGCTTCTGCATGTAGCTGAGTTGTGGCCCTATCCGGTCGTGACCGAGTGTGTGTAGCTGCTTGCCAAGCCAACGGAATCCGGCGCTGAAAAATTTCTCTCCAGTCTCCGTGTCGTACCCATAAAGCTCACTGTCCTGCTCGACCATGTTACCTTGGGTTGGCATCTCAGTACGTACGTCCCTGATCTGCCGCTTCTGGTACTTCTCCGCCCACCACAGGAGCAAGTCACAGTGACGCGGGCGGGCCAAAGGGGAAGGCTGCTCATCTACAACCCGGAACTCGAACGATTGTGCGTCCCAATGTAAATATGCCCTGGCGTGTGTCCCATCAGCAGTGCGTACAGCCAAGGGGTACCAGTTCTGATAACCAACGGCTCGCCACTCGATAACTTTGCCTTCGGTCCAAGCTACGATCTCGTTGTAGTAGGGATGACGGTCAGTCATTTCAATTCTCCTTCAATAAGTAAGTGGTTGAGTCTTGAGGCTCACGCCTCACCGTAGTAAAACTGGCTGGCGTACTGGAGCAACACTTCTTCAGCGCCTTCTTCGTAATACTCAGTCCAAGGTGTGTTCCAATCCTGATACTCCAGCCACGCCCTGATGGGTTCATAATTCACGTCCAACGTTCCCATGATCCTAACAGCCGGTCCGCCAGTGCAAAGCAGGATTTGAAAGTCACACGGCTCCAGTTGGTAACCGGGTTCGGTCCAACAACTGCGCACGAGAACTTCGAGGGGGTCTTCGTGGATTTGATCGTAGGCGGCTTCGTCGCCAGACTCCAGGTCTGCGACCAGTTCACGGATGCTCGCAAGTTGCATCTTAGCTTGTTCTTTCGCGCTCATGTTGATTCTCCTTTAGTAAGTGGTAGGTATGTCGAATAGGTGCGGCAGGGCATGATAGGCGTGTCGAGTGGGTCAGTTCTCCTTGATCCGGCGAAGTTCACAGACCGGGTTGCCTTTCTTGTCTGATGCGTAGAGGATATATTCCTCGTCCCCATCCCATGTCAGACCACGTGCGCCAATAGCGCGGTTCAACTGTTTGTCGGTGATGGTGTAGATCGGGTGATTCATAACGTCAAAGAAAGGTAGGTTTAGGCGAGCGACAATTTCGATCTCCCCTTGCTGATACACGTCGTTCACAGTCAGGCCACCCTCGCCGTCAGACCACAGGTCGTAGGTGTACAGGATGAACCGGTACTGTTTGGTTTTGGGTGCGGGTTTATCCTCCTTAACCCGGATAAGCTCACAGACCTGTTTACCCTTCTGGTCGTATGCACGCAAGACATATTCGTTATCACCATCCCAAGTCAGGTCACGCTCACCAATGGCGAGGTTCAACTGTTTGTCGGTGATCTGGTAGGTGCCAGTGGCGGGATCAAGGTTAGCGGTAACTTCGATTGTCTTTTCGTGGCATGTGTCGCTCGCAATGTCGCATGTGTTAAGGACAAACTTCATGCGCTTGGTTTTGGGTGTGCGTGGCATGGTCATTCCCCTTTGTTGTAAAACGCCCAATCATCTGCACGCTCAGGCGATACGTCGAAAGGCTCGGCGTCGTCAAACTCATGGAACATCTCGCCCTTGCTGTTGTAGTAATAGCGGGCCTTCTTGTCCCCAAGGTCACGATGCCCACGCCGTTCGAGGATGGCTTGCTCGCGCGGGATTTTTCCCGGTTTGACTTTGGGTTTGTCGGCTGCTTTCTCCACTGGTGGGTGGAGTGGTTCCAGCGTTTCGGGGTCGAGCTTGTAGTACCCACACAGCAACCGGCTGATGAGGCCAGAACGGTTTTTCGCCGTGCTGAGTAGGTCGATGAGTTTAGGGTCAAGGGAAATAGTCAAGAGCTTAGACGCCATGCTCATCGTTCTCCAGCTTGTCGATATGTACAAAGTCGGTCACACGCTTGACGTAGTCGATAGGAATGAACTCGTCAACAATAGGCTTAAGCGTATCGGGGTTAAGATTGTAGTGTGCGCACAACAGGCGAGTGACCATTGCCGACTTGTTATGCACGTTTACCATGTAGGCGACTACTTCTTCAGGGATCGTCAGCGTGACGTGCTTAGATGCCATCGTGGTTTTCCTTTCGGTTAGCGTCGAAAAATATCGACATGGGAGAAGCGTAGCACAGGCTCGTTCGGGTGTCAAAAATATTTGTAACCTTTTTGCGAACGGCTTGTAAGTGGCTTGTAAGCGATTAACTAACGGTTTACTAGCAAAAATCCCTGTCCCAAAAGGGGCGGCTGGTTTACCAGTGTGCAGGATTTACCTACAGCAACCAGCATTTGTTCCAGCATGTGGGACAAACTTTTGGGACAAAAAAAGCATGTGGGACAAATGGCTTTGTCCAATATTCCGCCTTTCAAATCATATACTTATACTTTTGGGACAAAGAAAAAAAATAAAACCACGCTAGGGAAATTTTTTGTGAGAAGATTTTTTTCTGCACCGTGGCAAACCGCGAAAATTTCGGGTTATCCTCTCAAAATCGCGTCCCGCTGTCCCAAAGCTTGATTTATAAGGACTTTTTTGGGACGTGGAATGTCCCACATGCCGTGCCTAATGTGCCTTAATGCTGGTACGGGGCAAGGCTATGGTAGTTACTGTAACTCGACCAGCCCGCCTAACCATAATGTAAGCTAATGCTGGTACGGGGCAAGGCTATGGTAGTCTATGCCGGTTACTGTAACGTCGCACGTTAATGTACCTTAATGCTGGTACGGGGCAAGGCTATGGTAGTCTCTACTGGTTACTATAAGATCGCCAGCCGTGGACTTAGCGGAGCACGAAAACCCGGTCTTGGTTCACCCTAACCAATGCCTCAAATTCGTGCGAGAACGGGTCGCCATTGCGTTTTCTCACCATTGCCTAGGTCACCCTAGCTTGGCGGAATTTGAGCGGCTCAGAATCGGTTTTAGAACGTTTCCAAGAAACGCCCCTCTTTCGAGGGGCCAGACTTGGTAAAGCTCCAGTTTAGGCGGCGACGGCGATCGGCTTCAATTCGATTTCGTCAAGATCGGGATCGAAGTTAATCGTCCTCAACATGATGAGATATTCCATCAGATGCTTCACTTCATCGGCGGTGACTTCGCATTCCGCCAGCGGGCGCAAGGTTTCCTTCCAGGCGACGTCCTGAATCATTTCGTTAACCCGAACCGCTGCATCCGGGTCGCTTTCCTTCAGCCGCTTCACCAGCGAACCGACAGTTTTCTGAAACGCGCTCTTTGCGCGCTCATCGGCAAAGCCGGTCAATTGTTTAGGCTTATGCGGTGCCCGTTCTTTGACGGACGAATCAGCCATCGCCAACGGCGGAGTAGCTTTTGCCGTTTTGATGGCGGCATCTTGCCGCTTGTAATCCAGCGGGCCACCGATGATACTGCGGACACCGTTAGGTCCGTCTTTGGTAACATTCAACCCGCACGCCTTGAATCGTGCGAGAACAGCAGGTTTGTCTTTCGCCAGTACGGCGACGAAAACCGCTTGGGCGAATTCCCCGTTATCTTTTGCGACGTATGCCTTACCCACGGCTTTAACCGTGGCATTCCATACGGACTGGCCGTAATCAAAGCCGTTGGAAATGATTGACGAAACGATCGCTTGTTCGGATTTGGTCAACATGATTTTTCCTTTCGAGTAAATGAATTAAGGCATGAACAAACGCCATCACCCGATGACGTTTGCCAATACCCGCGCCCGACTTCGGGCGCGTTTAAGAATGTTTAATCATTCGCCCAATGGACGAGTGCCATGATTTCGTCCGTTGTCATTTCCTTAATGGCGGCGTATTCAGCCGCACCGGCGAATTGTTGGAAGTGGCACTCGTCCGCCGTGAAAACCCACGGGTTAGCGCCATGGGTTTTGATTTTTTGTGCCGCGCCATTAAGCGCGGCGCGGTTTTGTGTATTCCAATGGTTTACCGTAGTCCCGGATACCGGGACATTGTGAAATACTAGTTCAAAGGTTTCCATTTTATTCCCTTTCAATGAATGAGTATGAACAAACGTCATCTGGTGATGGCGCTTGCCAATACCCACGGCGCTATGGGCGCGCGTTCCGATGGTGGCACGCTTTACGCCGTGTGATGGTATTGCCCATGCTTCGTTAGTCCCCACGAAGCGGGACGGAAGGTTCTTAGATTGTTAAAGATCAATTTTCGGAAAGCAAAGCTCATCGTCCGTATGCGTGCGCATACGTGTTATGTGCTGCCAGGCATGGGCGAGTGATCCCTTTTTACATGCGCGCGGTATTACCGGCGCCTACCTGGTCGAGCTTTCCTACTTTTTAAAGAGCGTTACTGCACTAGTGGACACTTGTAAACATGGTCGCGACTGGATGGGCCTTTGGGGACATGGCCCTACCCCCCACAGGGGACACGAGGTGATGGACCCCCGCACGCCTTATCCGTTGCTCTTACAGCAAGCCCAATTTTTCCAACTGCCTAAAATTTAAGCAGCCTCCACTCCCATTTCAGACCTCCATGTCCTATTTATATCCCACACTTGACACTCACCAAAACTTGCAGTAAACAATTCATACCATGCAAACCCAAAACTCCAACATTTTTGGAACGCCAGAAGACTACGACGACCTCGTGGATCACGTTCCTGCACCTGATCCGGCCACGGTAGAACCCGTTGCGCCCCCTCGACCCACGGCACGACACAGCCAACCCTCGGACATCACCAACCGTCTGACCCACGTTCCACCGGCCATCGTGGATATGGTCAGGGAAGACCCTGAAAAGCTCCGACAGGTGGCACGCAGCATGGCTGCGATGAATCTCCACAACCTGTTCCAGCGCGTGCAAAACCGCGACACGAGTACCAAGGACAGGTTGGAATTTCAGACGTTGTTGAACAAGATGAGCGGGCTGGATGTAAAGGAAAACGCAGCCGCAGCGGGTGGTGGATTTAGCATCAATATCGTTCTGCCAGGGCACAAGGAAAAAACTGTCACGGTGGAATCAACCGCACAACAGGTGGACGACGAATGAGTACGTTCGTAGCAACACCGACACAAGAAGAATTTATGCTTTCGCCCGCATTCGTGCGGGTACTGGCCGGACCGATCGGCGGCGGTAAATCCGTAACCTGCGCGCATGAGCTATTCCGGTGGGCTTGTGAACAGGCACCAAACGAAGAAGGGTTGCGTAAAACCAGGTTCCTGATTATTAGAAACACGGTCGATCAACTCAAATCAACGGTGATGAAAACCGTGTTTGACTGGTTCCCGCCAGGTAAAGTTGGTGAGTGGAAGTCAACAGACAAGACGCTGGTTATCAGCTTGCCACTTGCAGATAAGACACGCGTGGCAAGCGAGTGGATGTTCATTGCCCTGGATACGCCCGATGACATTCGCAAAGCCCTCAGCCTTGAAGCAACAGGGATGTGGGGTAACGAGGCGCGGGAGTTGCACCCCGACGTTGTTGAAGCGTTGCTTGGTCGTATCGACCGTTATCCGTCGATGAAGGACGGTGGGGCGACCCGGGCAGGGGCGATCTTCGATACGAATATGCCTGACCAGGACACGTGGTGGTTCGACAAAATGGAGAACCCGCCGAGCAACTGGTCGATCCATGTTCAACCTCCAGCCATCATCACGCTGGAAGACTACCTCGACAAGTACGGCGAAGAGCCGGATGAGGAGCGCAAGGCCGAGGCATACGACGGGACGTGGTACGTAACCAACCCGGACAGCGACAACTACGAGAATCTCTCGAAGACATACTACCCGAACAACATCCCTGGGCGGGCGCAGGACTTCCTGGATGTGTACCTGCTGTGTAAATACGGCAGGGCGTTGAACGGTGTTCCGGTGTATGACAAGACGTTCACTCCGTCATTCCACATCGCGGAAGGCAGCATCACACCTGTACGGTCAGATACGTACCCACTGGTGATCGGGTTGGACTTCGGGCGGACGCCTGCGGCGGTTATCGGGCAGATGGACCACAGGGGAAGGGTGCTGGTGGTCGGTGAGTTGACAAGTACGAACATGGGCATCGAGAAGTTCCTGACGACGAAGTTGAAGCCGTACCTGTTCGAGAAGTTTCCGGGACACCGGACGATCGTGGCACCTGACCCGGCAGGGTGGAGCAAGACACAGGTCGGTGAGATTTCGCCAGTCGATGCGGTCAAGGCAGCCGGGTTCAAGGTAGTACGACCGGCGACTAACAACGTAGAGCCTAGGATCAGGGCGGTTGAGGCGTTGTTGACCAAGCAGATAGATGGTAAAGCTGCGTTCTTGGTCGATCCGTCGTGTGATATGTTGGTGAAAGGGTTCAAGTACGGCTACCGGTGGAGATTGGACAAGAAAGGGAATCTGGTGGACGTTACTCCTGAGAAAAACGAGTTCAGCCATGTGCATGATGCGTTGCAATACTTCGCAATGGTGGTAGATAATGCTGCAGGTGGTACTGATGTTAACCGCAGGCGCGAAGTCGTGACGGTAAGTGCAGGAGGTTGGACGTAACTTGTTGACCAGTAATCACATTCATGGTACAAATTCGTAACGCGTACACCCACTCCTAACCATGACCGGTATTGCCATCATCCCTGTGGCTTCGGCGGCTGACCTCGAACGAGAGAGTCAGCGGCGTGCGGTCGAGCAGCAACAACAGCCCATCATCCAGTCTCTTGCCGCCCATGTGAATCGTAGGTGGGGGGCTGCCAAGACTGCCAAACTCAAACATGAGAAACGGATGATTGAGCGATTGAGGCAGCGCCGTGGCGAGTACACAGAGGATAAACTTGCCGAGATTCACAAGCAGGGTGGTAGCGAGATTTTCCTGAACATCACGGCGGTGAAATGTCGCGCAGCTACGGCATGGTTGCGGGACACCATGTTAGGTAGCGGTTCGGATAAGCCTTGGCAGATCGAGGCGACACCCATCCCTGACCTGCCTGACAGTGTGGTCGGCGAATTGCGCGACATGGTGACGCGCACCCTGGGGCAGCTTCACATGCAGGGTGTAGAAATCCCTACGGACCAGCTTCAGACATACGTGCAAGGTCTGAAGGATGAAGCGATGCGAACCATGCAGGATGAGGCCAAGCGCCGCATTGAGCGCATGGAGATGAAGATGGAGGACCAGCTTGATGAAGGTGGCTTCCGCGAAGCACTGTCACAGTTCATCGACGACATTGCCACATTCCCAACGGCCATCCTGAAAGGACCGGTTGTCCGACGCCGCAAGACCCTGAAGTGGGATAACGGCAAGCTGGTCGCTACCGAGGTACTGCGCCCCGAGTGGGAGCGAGTTGATCCGTTCATGTTCTACCCTGCGCCGTGGTCTACCAACGTAGATGACGGATACGTTATCGAGCGTCACAAGCTCACCAAGGAAGACCTGCAGGCGCTGATCGGCGTGGATGGATACAGTGAGGACTCGATCCGGCAAGTGTTGCGGGAATGGGATGCAGGTGGTCTGCGTGAGTGGTTGTGGGTCGATACCGCCAAAGCCTCGGCTGAAGGGAAGACTAGCAACGCCTACGATACCACTGACCTGATCGACGCCCTACAGTTACACGATAGTGTAACGGGCGAGATGCTCGTCGAGTGGGGTATTCCCAAGGATGAGATTGACGATCTGCAGAAATCCTACCCGTGCGAAGTGTGGCAGATCGGTAACACTGTCATCAAAGCCGTGTTGAACTACGAGCGGCTTGGACGCAAACCGTACTACGCAACGTCTTACGAGCGCATTCCTGGATCGTTTTGGGGCAACGGTGTCACTGACATGATCTCCAAGCCACAGGATATGTGTAACGCCGCTGCACGGGCACTGGCTAACAACATGGGTATCGCGTCCGGTCCGCAGGTTATGGTGAACATTTCCCGCCTGCCGACCGGTGAGCCTATTACCCAAATGTATCCGTGGAAACTCTGGCAGACAGTTTCTGCCGAGTTTGCTGATTCTTCCAAGCCGATCGAGTTTTTCCAGCCGAACAGTAACGCCTCTGAGTTGATGGCGATCATTGAGAAGTTCAGTGAGTTGGCTGATGAGTACTCTGGTATCCCTCGTTACATGACTGGTGAGAATGCAGCGGGGGCTGGTCGTACTGCATCTGGTCTGTCGATGTTGCTGAACAATGCATCAAAGGCGCTCAAGCAGGTTGTGTCTAACATCGACGAATGTGTTCTCGTCAAGGCAATTGAGCGCCAGTACCTGTTCAACCTCGACTACACCGATGATCCTGACCTTGTCGGTGACGTGAACATCGTCGCCAAGGGGGCAATGAGCCTTGTCAGCCGCGATGCCGCTGCGGTGCGCCGCAATGAGTTCCTGAATATTGTGCTGACCAGCCCGTTCGCACAGTCTATCGTTGGACCGGCTGGTGGTGCCGAGTTGCTGCGCGACAGTGCCAAGAACCTCGACATCAATCCTGACAAATTGGTGCCTAGCCCTGAGAAGATCGAGATGCAGACGGCTATGCAGCAGCAACAGGCAGCTATGCAGCAACAAGCACCTGGGCCGCAACAACAGTTGCCTATGCCACAACAGCAGTTGCCACCAGCACCATCTCCGCAACCTACCATGCCGGACGGAAGCCTTGTGGGCGGTAGAGACGGCAATATGATTTCCCCAAGACCGAACGGCGTATGATGGCAGATACAATCAACACAGAGACACTAGCAAACGCGATCATCATTAAGATGAAAGAGGAGCACCATGTCTTCTGGATTGACCCGGAAGTACATGCGGACCAGCACGCATTTCTAGCACTTTTGATGAAGGAGCGGGAAGAGCGAGAAGCTAGACGGCGTAGACTGGAAGAAAAGATCGCAGGATCATTTGTTCTATCTACACTGGCGCTACTCGTAACTTTGGTTGGTGCTGCTGTCATGCACTGGTTGAGACAACAGGTACGGGGAGAAGGGTAATTGGCTGACGAGGCTGATCGTAGTGATGAGAGAATCCAAAATGCGATTGAAGATGGGATTGCGAGCGTTAGGCGTCGCATTGGAAAAGGTCTTGTGCCATGTGGCGTATGTCATTGGTGTGGTAGTGGGGTTTCCGCTGGTCGCTTGTTTTGTGCTGATGACTCTTGCGCAGAAGATTGGCAATACGAACAGCAATGCAAATCTAAACAATGGGTGAAATGATGGACTGGACAAAATACGCACCGTACTTTACTGAAGACGAATTTCGTTGCCATTACACAGGCAAGTGTGACATGAAGCCTGAGTTCATGGATAAACTGCTGGCAATTCGGATCGAGTACAACAAGCCTATGAGGATTACCTCGGGCTATCGTGACCGCACCAACCCGATTGAGGTTAACAAGCACACTACAGGTGAGCACACTATGGGTGTTTGTTGCGATGTTGGTGTCAGCGGAGAAGATGCGGTTCGACTGTTGGAGATTGCACTGCGACACGGTATTACGCGTGTCGGGGTCCAGCAGAAAGGAGAAGGACGATTCCTGCATATCGGAATCGGTGGAGGGGATTTGCCTAACCCCGCAATCTGGAGTTACTGAGGAGATACGCTATGTTTGCAGGATATAAAACTGTTGTAGCTGGTAGTATTAGTATCGTGATGGGTCTCGCAACGATGATGGGTGTAACGATCGACCCCTCGACAATGGCTGCGATCTCTCAGCACATTGATACGGTTGTTGGTGGTGGAATGACGCTGTATGGTCTTCTGATGGTTGTGCTGCGTGCATTCACGACATCGCCGATCTTCAAAAAGCCCGAGTAAGAGATATGCCATCTCTCAGGGAGGCAACAGGATACTTCGATGCTGGTGAATATCTGTCTACTTGTATTGGTAGGACAATAACAAGGGTTGAGGATGACGAAAATAGTTTGCTTTTCTTCTTGAGCGATGGCACGCAACTTGAATTTTACGGGTTGGAAGATGGCGGTTTCGGTGTACTTGTACATGAAGGAGTGGCACACTGATGACGTATGAATACAAACACGTTGATGTTGTCAGGGTGATCGACGGTGATACGGTCGAACTTGACATCGACTTGGGAAACCACACCAAATGGCGTAACTCTTTCCGTTTGCTAGGTATCGACACGCCTGAACACGGTATGCCAAAGTTTGACGAAGCGACTGAGTATTTGCGCAAACTGCTGAAAGACGGGGTGAGTAGATGCCAGACTACGAAACCGGACAAGTACGGACGCTGGTTGGTAGATTTGTGGACAGCTTCTTCCGCTGGCGGAGAGTTTCACATCAATACGCTTATTCTTCAGTCAGGGCTTGCCAAGCCATACTTCGGAGGAGCAAAGGAGTGAGCGACAGTCGCTTTTTGACAAAACTGGTTGTCGAACTTGTAGCGCCGTATGATAACGATGGTGCAGGTAATTGGGCGTTGCGCGAACCTTTGCAGTTTTACAGTCATCGACTTGACAAGGTACTTACTGTTGGGCCGGATTTCGATACAGATTTCGCATCTGTTCCCCGTGTCCCCTTAATCTATGCGAACTACGGTAACAAGTATCATCGTAGCGCCACGCTACATGACTCGTTGTGTCGAACCAAGGTAGTTCCACGTGATGTTGCAGATAAACTTTTTCTAGATGCCATGCACTCCGAAATCGCTGAACGTGTCGAGGAACTGCGAAACAGTGGAGAATCTGAGGATGATATTCACGAGTTTGAGGCCAGCGAAATGGGTCGGGCACAAACCATGTATGCTGCTGTCAGACTTTATAGCGTGACGATGGCTAGTTGACATGCGAACAACTTTATTGTATTTCTAACTCATGAGCACGTTTGGTAACCCTAGCAAAGCCCAACTTACAGCCTTAAGCCGGTGTCGGATGGACGACATGAAACCGTTGGTTGAGTTGATGGAAGCTACGTTGTCAGACGTGAAAGAATCCTTGACCCAGGCTGATGAACCGATCAGGGTTCACCGATTGCAGGGTAAGGCAATTGTGCTGAAAGATTTTCTGGAATTGGTCGAAAAGGCCAACCAGATTCTAGCGCGGGGTTCGCACACCGCATTTTGAAACCTAGCTGACCATGATGGGCCGCAGGCTGACCGTAAAGTCGGAGCCTCGGAGTCAGAGTTGGAGCTTAAAGGAGAAGTAGCAAATGGCATTGCCGAAGCAGGTTGCACAGCAACTGAAGGACGTGGAAGAGCTTGAAGCCAAGCTCAATGCAGAGCCGGAGAAGACGGAAGAACCTTCTGCCGAACCGGAAGCCGATCAACCCGAAGTAGCAGAAACCGCTCAGGCGACGCCGAGCCAGCCGGAACCGCAGAAAACGGTTGACAGTTGGGAGCAGAAATATCGCTCGTTGCAAGGGATTTTCGATGCTGAAGTTCCTGCACTGCACGCGAAGGTTAAGGAACTCACTCGTGAGCTTCAAGCCGCTACCGCGCAGATCAATGAGCTTAAAACTGCACCCAAACCTGCACCGCAGAACGCTGAACCACTGGTAAGCGATCAGGACGTTGAGACGTTCGGTCAAGATTTGATTGATTTGCAGCGCCGTGTTGCGCGTGAAGTAGCTGCAGAGTTTCGGTCTGAGTTGGCAGCTAAGGATGCCAAGATCGCCGAACTGGAGAAGCGCATTGAGCAGGCGAGTAGTCGGGTTGGTGAGGTGACGTTTGAGCAGCGTCTTAACCGAATGATTCCTGACTTTGACCAGCTTAACCGCGACCCCAAGTGGGTGGAATGGTTGGACGAAGTAGACCCGCTTACGCGAGCACCTCGGCGTTTGTTTGCTCAACAGGCATACGACAGCGGTGACGTGGAAGCACTGGTTCACTACGTCAATATGTTCCGCCAGAGCGCCGTCCCTGCGCAAACGCAAGTCAATCAGAACAAGGCCAAACTTGAACGTCAGACCGCGCCGACTCGTAACGCATCGAGTTCAGTTTCTACCGCACAGGAGAAGGTATATTCAACTGCACAAGTTGAAGATATGTTCGCCAAAGCAAGGAAGTTGAGCATTCAGGGGCGTTTCGACGAAGCAACCAAACTTGAAGCCGAGATTACGGCTGCCTACGCGGAAGGACGAGTTCGTTTTTAACTTGTTTACGGGTAAACAGCAGTCTGAATCTCACCCAACTTTTTAATGTAAGGAGACTCTCATGGCTACTGTTTTTCCCGTCGTAACTGCTGGTGCGTTTGACACCAACCCGTCGTACTCCGGTACGTTTATCCCGTCGCTTTGGTCTGGCAAACTTAACGTCAAGTTCTTTGCCAACACCATCCTGTCCGAAATCATGAATACGGATTGGGAAGGTGAGATCAAAAGTCAAGGCGATACGATCAACATCCGTATTGCCCCGGACATCGCCATTAGCGACTATGCTGGCGCTGGTAGCACGCTGTCCGTTCAGACCCCGACCCCGGCCACGGTGGTCATGCAGATCAACAAGGCCAAGTATTTCTCGGTGCAAACCAACGACGTACTTGCGCAGCAGGCTGATCTTGACCTGATGAATATGTTCACCGAAGACGCGGCCAAGCAAATGAAGATCGCGATCGAGGACGAAGTATTCTTCAATTCGTTCGTCAACGAAGGTCCGGCTGCGGCCAATAAAGGCGCTACCGCTGGTGCCCGTTCTGCCGCATACAACCTAGGTACCGACACCACTCCGATCGACCAGACCACTCCTGACAACGTTCTGCAAACTGTTCTGCGCCTGTCGGCTACCCTTGACGAACAGAACGTCCCCGAGGATGGCCGCTGGCTTATCATGACTCCGTATGACCGCCATCTGCTGATGCGCTCGAACCTCGCTCAAGCGTATTTCACCGGCGATCAGTCGAGCACCATTCGTACCGGTAAGATCGGCATGATTGACCGTTTCACGGTCTACGTGTCGAACCTGCTGCCGCGTGGTGCGAACGGTAAGGCGCTTGTTTCGGGTCTGACTTCGACTGCTTCTGGTGCTACGCTTACCAACGCCAAGGATCGTCGATTGATGGTTGCTGGTACTAAGGCATCTTGTGCTTTTGCTTCGCAGATTGTCAAGACTGAGCCGCTGCGCAACCAGACTGACTTCGGCGACATCGTCCGTGGTCTGCAGGTGTACGGTCGCAAAGTGGTTAAGAATACCGCTTTGGCTACTGCGATTATCGGTTCCCCGGTCTAAGTAGTGCAGGGGGACTTCGGTCCCCCTGATTCAATGGAGAATACACAATGACTGTTTATGATCTTGTAGACCTGTATAAAGGTGAGTTTGTCTCCAACAAAGCTCAGGTTCGTATTGATGGCGAGTGGGTTGTTGTAGGTCATGTTGTCGGCGATGCCTTCGAGTTGACTGCTGAAGGCGAAGAACTTGCCGCGAAAGGCGTAGAAGTCACCGAAAACGGGCGTAAGAAGAAAGAGCCTAACGAGCCGGTGGGCGAATAATGGCAACTGTGTCGCTCGACGTATTCTTGCCTGAAATTACTCCGATTGTAATCGGATGCCCTGAGCCGCTCATCAAGAACGCGTTGCTTACTGCTGCGAGGGAGTTTTGCTCTCGCACGTTGTGCTGGCAAGTTTCACTACCTAAAGTCGAGCTTTCCGACAGTGACTTTCCATATTCGATTCCGACTCCTCCTGACGGAGACTTGGCTCGCGTATTGTCGGTACGGACAGACTACTTTAGGCTGAGTCCAACGACAGTTAACATATTGGACAACATGGCGAATTGGGAAGATCATATTGGCGCTCCCCGCATGTTTTACCTTACGCCAACAGGGGCACTGGTACTCTACCCACGTTTGTCTGAGCCTACTGAAGTTCGAGTCACTGCAGCGTATACAGTATCTTTCGATGCGACACAGTTGGAAGATATGCTGTTTAACTACTGGCGAGATGCTATTGTCAGTGGAACGTTGAAGTATCTACAGGCTATGCCGAACAAAGGGTGGAGCAATCCCGATCACGCGATGATTTATGGAAGCCGATTTGAAAATGGGATGAAAATATGCGCAGCGGAAATGCTGCGCGGAGCGCACGCGATGTCAGGGGCCGTAGTTCAAATGCGGCCTGCTGTGTAGGGAGCCATAATCATGGGTCTTCAACTAAGCGTTCCGATTGCTACTGCACGAGGCATCCTGAATGATCCTGATGCAACACGGTATTCGCAGCCAGATTTGCTACAGTATGCAAATGATGCTCTGGATCAGATCGTTAAGATTATTCCGCAGTTATTCTACGTTTACGACAACTTTACTTGCGCCGCAGGGTCGTTACAGTCTCTATCTTTCGATAATTCTGTGGCGTTGGTAGACGTAAAGCGTGTACAGAATGGAAATGCGGTTACTCGCTCCGATGTAGGCATCTTGGATGATTTCTCACCCGGATGGCGATCAGGACCTACAGGAGCGACCAAACATTGGATGCCGTTGGCTGATGACCCGCGCAAGTTCCTCGTATACCCGCCTGCGCCAGCTAACCAAGTTCTCGAAGTATTGCGAGTAGCTGTACCATTAGAGTTTACGGAGACCGCAGATACATGGTTGCCTGCACAACTCTCTGATGCGATTTCAGATTACATTGTGTATCGTGCTGAATCGCGTGATGACGAATACGTGAACAGCAATAGGGCAGCGCAGTTCTTCACATCTTTCGTTGGAAAAGTAAAAGGGGCGTAAATGGCACGCAAATACAAGAATAATGCCAGCAGCACGCTTGCTGGCGCACTCACAGTAAGCGCAACCACTTTGACTGTTGCTACAGGTCAAGGGGATCGTTTTCCTATTGCGTCAGGTTCAGACTATTTTGTACTTACTCTCCAGAAATCAGGTGGAGTGGAGATCGTCAAGGTTACGTCACGCGCAGCTTCATCCGACTCCATGACTATTCAGCGTGCGCAGGAGGGTACAACTGCATTGTCATTCTCTATCGGTGACATTGTGTCGTTGCGTGCTACTGCCGACTCGTATAACTCCATCGACGCGCACATCTACTCTACCGCCGCTGCCCATTCAGCCAGTGCGATTGCTAACACTCCGGCAGGTAATATTTCCGCTACGAACGTGCAGGCGGCACTCAATGAGCTTGACAGCGAGAAGGAGGCCAATGGTACAGCGTCTGCAGCAGTATCCGCGCACGTTGCGGCTGCTGATCCGCACCCGCAGTATCTTACGTCGGCAGAAGGCAATGCGGCATATCAACCGTTGAATGCTAACCTGACAGCAGAAGCTGGTCTCGTCGGAGCGGCTAACAAACTGGCGTACTACACCGGGGTCGGGACGAAGGCATTGACGAACTTGACTGCTTTTTCCCTTACGTTGCTTGATGACACTGACGCTGCTACGGCTAGAACTACGCTTGGGGCACAAGCAACCCTTGTCTCAGGGACGAGCATCAAGACCGTGGCAGGGCAGTCCTTGCTTGGTAGTGGGGATGTACCGATTGTCCCTGATGCCCTTTCCACGGCAAGTGGATCAGCACCATCATATTCTGCTCGCGCATGGGTAAGTTTCAACGGCTCAGGTACTGTGATTATTCGTGCAAGCGGTAATATTTCGAGTGTTGTACGTAATGGAACGGGGGATTACACGATTAACTTTGCGACTGCCATGCCTGATATTAATTATTGCTGGCAAGGGTCAGGAATGTTGGTAGGTGGTGACGCAAGCGCCGGAGGTCAAGCGTTTAACGCGAGGAGTGACTTTCCTCCAACAACAACATCGTTACGCGGCTACTGGAAGCAGGGTAATTCAGCAACTGCCTTAGATAATAGCCAAGTAAATGTAGCAGTTTTTCGGTAAAAAGACTATGAACCAAGTGATAATCTACAAACAAGACAATGGCGTGCCCGCTGTCATCTTTCCAACACAAGAATCGCTCACCATGTACGGGATACAGGCTATAGCTAAAAAGGATGTTCCAGCCGGGAAACCGTACAAGATCATCGACGCAAGCGAATTGCCGCAAGGTGTTCCTCAAGAAGCGTGGGAGATTGATGACGCCGACTTGACCGACGGCATTGGCGGTGAGTCCAACGAATTTCCGGGGGGCGTATGAGCATAATCAGGATCAACACTCAAAAAGTGGCGGAAAAGCAAACTGCCGACTTTGTTGCTAAGGTTCAGAGCCGCCTTGACGCCTTCGCGCGTACTCGCAGCTATGATGGCATCCTTTCGGCCTGCACTTATGCTACGAGTATGAACCCTAAATTCGCTGCTGAAGGGCAATACTGCGTACAAGCACGCGATGCGACATGGGCCAAGTGCTATGAAATCTTGAGCGCAGTTCAGTCCGGCCAGCGCCCAGTACCTACTTGGGAAGAACTCGAAGCTGAGCTTCCGATGCTGCAATGGCCTAACTAAACTACTGATGATATTAACGCGGTGACTCGGTAATGTTTGCTATCCGCCTGACTGGTTTCCAAGGTATTCGCCCTCGCGTTTCACCGAGGCTGATTGACGACAATGTTGCTCAGGTCGCGGCGAACTGCCGGTTATCGTCTGGTGAGATTATTCCGCTCAAGCAACCTACTCTCATCAATACGCCTACAACGCAAGGGCCGCTTCTGTCTATTTATAAGGCAGATTCGGTATGGTTTAGCTGGAACAAGGATGTTGACGCTGTTCGATCCCCACTTCCTGGAACATTAAAGTTCATATACAGTGGAGACGGCGAGCCTCGTATCACGACGATCTCCTTGGCTACGACTGGCGGCGGTGGGAGTTACCCGGCACAAGCTCGCGCTCTAGGAATCCCGTCCCCGCAAACTGCACCGACTGTCACTGTGACTGGTGGATCGGCTGTCGCCGTTAGCCGTTTTTACTGCTATACGTTCTACTCCGACTGGAACGAAGAGTCCGCGCCGTCTCCGTTAACTCCACTGATTACAGGTAAGCCTGACGGCACATGGTCAGTTACCGGCTTTGATCCCTCTCCTGCCAATTCTGGTACAGGCACCGTGTCGGTATCTTCCGGTGTAACGACGTTTACTAACGGCAGCGCGGTCAAACATTGGTTGCGCGTAGGAGATGAAGTGATTATCAGCGGCACAGTTGTCGCTGTATCTGAGGTTGTCAGTCCGACTGTATTCAAAGTACTAGGCAGTTTCACTGGTGCAACAACCTGGTCACGAAAGGCACCTTGGGGGGCATGTACGAAGCGTCTCTACCGTAGCACTGGCACGACTGGGCAGTTTCAACTCGTTGAAGACAACATTGAGGCTAGTACAAGATGGAGTGCCGGAACTTATACGGATACCCTCGCTGATTCCGCGATCGCTGGAGATGAGTTGATTTCTGCCACTTGGCAACCTCCTCCGGCCGATCTAAAAGGTGTAATCGCTCTACCGAGCGGTTCGATTGCAGGTTTCAGCGGTAACGAAATTTGTTTCTCAGAACCGTTCCAACCGCACGCATGGCCGCCTGAGTATCGTATGCGGTCACAAGGCTACCCCGTTGTATCGTTAGGGTTGTATACATCAGGTATAGTCGTTGGTACTACAGGTGTACCACTAGTATTACTTGGGCACGAACCAGGTCAGATGGCAGCCCAACCGGCTGAAGGCTCATACCCGTGTCTAACGAAGCGCAGCATGGTGAGTCTTGGTGACAAGGTCGCGTATGCTACTGAGCACGGTATGGCGACGATTGGTGACAGCGGGGTGGACATTCTCACTAAAGACTGGTTTAGTCGAGACGAGTGGGATACCTACAAACCAGAGACAATGTTCTCTGCTTTTGTACGTGGTCGTATTTATACGATGTCGGATTCGCAAGGCGACTCCCCGCAGATGCTGATTTTTGACTTCCTAGATAAGACAGGTCTTACTACGGCTTATGTTAACGCGACGTGTCTTTTTGCTGACAAGCTAACCGGCAAACTTTACATTTCTGATGCTACTAATCGTGACATTCGTGAATTTGATCCGACAGATGGCTTGTATATGCAGCAAGACTGGATGTCGAAAGAATTTGTGTTGCCTGAACCTATGAACCTTGGTGTAGCAAAAATCAACTTTGATTCACGGTTTAGCCAGCAGGACATCCTAAACCTTCAAGCACAGTACAATGCTGCTGTTGCTGCAAATAACGCGTTGATCTTGTCTGGCGATGTCGGAGGTCAAGTTGACGACGAGCAAGTTAATTTCTACCTTGTTAATGGGTCTGATATTGTTGATGTTTCCCCGCCTGCAATAGAGTCTCCTGGTGTCAACTTTACACTATACGTGGGCGGTAAAGTTATGTTCTCTAGCAACATTACGTCTTCCAGCGGGTTCCGCCTTCCATCAGGCTACAAAGCAGATACGTTCTCAGTTCGTGTGCAGGGTCAGTCGCCGGTCAAGTCGATTGAACTGGCTGAGACGATGCAAGGGTTGAAGGGTGTCTAAGAAACGTCCTATCCCCGCCTTGCCTGCTACTTCGGCTGAACTTGGCCGCGTGGCGTTCGACGTGGCGCTTAAAGAGAACATCGAGATCATTACTGGTGCTCGGAGTGGCCCAATCCAACCACTTACTGACACATCGACAACGAGTGATATAATCAAAAAAATCAACGAACTTCTTGCGAGGTTGCAATGACGGAACTGCCTAAAGTGCTGGTCAAGTACAAAGGGCGGACGCTTGATGCGGGTACGATTTTAGCCATTATTGATGACGTTAATCGTGTCAACTGCAACCCAATTCCGATTTCACACATCGAGTCTAGAACTTGTAAAGGTTTTGTTTTTTCCGCAGAGCGTTATCGAGATTGCCTGTACGAACTTAAGCCGCTACATGAAGCACACTGGAGTGAAACTGAGAAACATCGACACGAGCTACCTTTGAACCCTGATTACGATGGATTTCTCCGTATGGAGGATGCAGGTTCGTTGATCTTGTTCACGGTTAGAAAAGACGGCGAACTCGTCGGGCAAACGACAATGAAGATATATCCGTCCATGCACAGTCAAACGCTCGTTGCTAACGAGGATAGTTTGTTTTTGCGCAAGGATATGAGAGGAAGCCTGGCTGTTGTCATGGCGTTTATCAGGTTCATAGATGACAGCCTTGCAATGGTTGGTGTGCGTGAAGTTCGCGTAAGTTCAAAACTGGTAAACGGTGCTGACAAGTTGATGATGCGTGCGGGTTTCAAGCCGTTTGCAACTCAGTTGGTAAAGATGATTGGAGGAGCTAAGTATGAAACTTAGGTCAGAACTGAAATTTGAAGCTCGCCTTGGCAAATCTTTCTGCGATTGCCATGATTCTCCTCCTCCGCCAGACTATAGGCCGATGGCTCAGGCGTCTAAAGAGTCTGCTGAAATTATGGCAGCACTTGGGCATGAACAGCTTGACTTAGCCAAGCAGCAATATGCAGACAACAAGCCATTTCTGCAAGGTATTGCGCAGCAGCAAATGGACATTTCTGACCAGACTCGTGCTCAGGGTGAAGACTACTACAATTACCTGAAACAATATCGCCCGCTCGAATTGTCGATGCGAGACGATGCGATGGCAGATCGCTCTGGAGAACTATCCGACTATGACCTTGCCAACAGGGCTGATGCGGCGTTGATTTCTGGACCTAATAGTGGCCTTTACAATGCTCGCCAAGGTGATATTGACTGGCAAGTAAACAACGCTGTTGCAGACGCGCAGGGTGCGTACACTCGGGCAACCAATCAGGCCATTCGGCAAGGTTTGCGTTACGGTGCAGCGGCTCCGAACATGGTTGGTCAGGTTGGGTCTATTGGCCTTACCCAAGCTCAGAACATTGCTGCAGCAGCAAACGCAGCGCGCATGGGTGGTATTGACCAAGCTCGCCAACTGACTGCAAGCGGTCTTCAGCTTCGTCAGGGTAATATGGACGCGCTTCAGAAGCAGCGTGCAATTGATTGGGCCAAGAAACTAGACGCGGTCGGTCTTGCAAAAGGGATGCCCGGTGCATCGGCAGGCGCCTACGGGTTGGCAGTTAATGCTGGTAACTCTGCTGGTCAGAACTACATGGCTCCTGGTCAAGCGATGCAGTCCGGCTTTAGTGCTGGTGCTAACACTATTGGACAAGGCCGTAGTCTATATGAGCAAGGCTTGGGCAACATTCTCAATGCACAGACATCTGTATATGACTCAAGTCTAAAAAGTGGACTTGATGTCGGCGGTTTGCTGTCTGGTGGAGCGGCATTGATGAAGGCTTGGCCCTCCGATGTACGGCTGAAAGACAACATTAAGTTTGTCGGTGTCGATCCTGATACTGGCATTGGCCTATACGAGTTCAACTACTACAATGACGATACGCGCTATCGTGGTGTGCTTGCTCAAGAGGTCATGCAGACGCATCCGGATGCAGTGATTCAGGATGAAGCGAGCGGATACCTCGTTGTTGACTATGGGATGCTTGGCATCGAAATGGAGAAAGTAGCATGAGGCTAAACTGGAGCAACGTTGGCAAAGGGATTGAGGATATAGCCAATGCCATTACCGACCGCAGCAGGCTTGATGATTTGCGCGCTTTGGGCAACGACTACGCGACTGTCTCAGGAACTGGTTTACGTGTGGGCAACGATGTTGGTGTGGTAGCCAACGGTGCGCAAGGTGTTGATGAGAACGGCAATCCCATATCGGCTGAAGACGCATACCGACAGGCGTATGCTCGCGCTGGACTAACTGCACCTGATATATCAACAGAAGGGACTAAGTTTGCAGCACGCTCCGGTCAAGGGAACGACTTAGGTGTATACGATACTGAGAGTGCTGCCGACTCCGCCGATCGTAAAGCTAATTACGGACTGACGCTTTCTCGTGCAGATGTCTACGATAAGTACGGTGATGAGAATACTGCACGCGCGCTGCGTATGTATGCACAGCAGATGAAACGGCAGGACGCCCAGGATGAGCGTGAGGCCGCTCTAAGTGACCTACAGCAGCGTAGTCTCAAGGTTGATGTCGCTAATAAGGAAACTGAAGCCGCAAAAAACCAGCAGTATCAGGACGCTCTAACAGCAATTGCCAATGCCAACTATTCTAATGAGGATGCTGGAAAGGCGATACTAGAGGCGACACGCAACATTTATGGACCGGAAAAAGCATTGGACCTTGCAAATAAGTACAGGTCCGATGAACTTGGGCAAATTACCCTAAATTCGGCCAAACTTAAGGCGGGTTTTGACAAGGCGTTCAGCGAAGGTCCTGACGCATTAGCCGCGTGGTATGAGAGCACTAACGGTGGATCGCGCAAGGTGAAGTTCATGCCAGTTACAGGCGGGATCGCGCTTGTAAATTATGACCCAAATAATCCTAAAGACTTTAGTGTTGTTGCTAGAGGTAAGGATATGCAAGATGTCATGACTACGCTTGGTGGAATGGCTACACCTGAAGGCATGTTTAAGCTCGCACAAGTTCAGAACGAACGAGATAAAACTGAGGTAGACCGCCAAAGAGCTATAGCTGAGGCTAACCACTATGCTGCTATGGCTAGACTTGCAGCAGCATCTGCCACAAATAAAGGAGAATCCGAGACTGACCGGAGAGTTCGCACACTCGCTCAAACTCGTGAGTTTTACGCTAATCAACTTAAGACTTTACAGGATAGACTTTCGACCTTGCCAACTACAGACAAGGTAAATCGCGCGGCGCTTACCGCCAGTTACAATACGATCGCCAATAAACTTGACCGTTATGACAAGCTCATTGAGCTTACGTTAACTGGTGGCGGTGGCGGTGGCGGTGGCGG